CCAGCTGCTTTAGGGGCGTGTCTTCGGTGTATTCGACTTCCAGGCCGTCGGCCAGCTTGTGCAAGGCTTCCAGGCTTATTGTTTCAAGCTGCGCTGTACCGCTAAAGCGGTACAAAAATATAGGGCAAAGTTTGTGCAGCTTGCCTATTGAAAGTGTACCGCTAAAGCGGTACAATAGAATTACCAAAGGCAAACAAGCCGCATAAAAAGGAGAACAAAATCATGGATGAAATCAGAGACGCGATCTACCAGGCAACGGGCGTTTACGTTGACGGCGCAGCCGTTGCGGATGAAATCAGAGAGGCTATCAGCAGCAGCGGCGCGGAGCCTGGCCGCCAGTGGATCACCGGGCAGGACAACCCGCTGGCGCGCTGGGAATATTTCGTCGATTATTCCCGCGACGATGAGCTGGACGAGGACGGCGATCTGATCCAGTCCGACGAAACGATCCGGCTGCTTGAAATTTCCATTTTTCTGCGCAGCGCATCCACCAGCTTTGCAAAGGCCGGGCTGCCGCTGAACAAGGAGTTCTACGTCTCCCTCGATGTTGAGATTTAAAAGAGGTGCGCCGCATGGGAAAATCCGAAATAAAAGCTGCCCGCGAGCGTGCGGGCTACTCTGTCCGCGTCTTTTCAGAGCTTGCCGGGTGTTCCCCCTCAACGCTTCAAGATATTGAAAGCGGCAGAAAAATACCCCGCGCCGACACCCTCCGCAGGATTGCGGACGCTCTGGGCTGCACAATGGACAGCTTGTGGCCCTCTGCGAAAAGTAACGAATGAGCAAAGCCCCCGCAGGTACGCTTCGGCGCACTTGCGGGGGCTTTTTGTTAAATCTCGGTTGTTACCTCAACGGCGGCAATTTTTTCCGCCAGCTGCTTTAGGGGCGTGTCTTCGGTGTATTCGACTTCCAGGCCGTCGGCCAGTTTGTGCAAGGCTTCCAGGCTCATGGTTTCAAGCTGTGCCGTGTCCAGGTGCCCGGTTACGGTGCGCCCTTTGTTTGCGCCCGAAATTTCCGCCTGCATATTGATTGCGGTTTCGTCGGTCATGGTGTCCAGAAATTTGGCCACCTTTTCGCGCAGGCCAGCGGGCAGGGGAAGGCCACAAAGCAGCATATTCTTCATAATGCTGGTAGCTTCATAGAGTACATACACAACGCAGAAGAATTCTGCAAGGCCCAGGCTTTTAATGCCCATTGACGTAAGCACCGCCCTTGTATCTGCGTTTGCCCATGCCAGCACGTCCATGCCCACCATATCGTCCACAAGGACAAGAAACAGCACAGACAGGACCATGGCAACCTTGCGAATTCCGCCGTCAATGCCTACGCTGGAGTTCCACTTCCGATATTTTACGGCGCGCAGGCAGCCCAGGGCGGTGTCCAACACAACGCACCAAAGCACCAGGCGCACAAAAAGGTTGCCGGTCAGCGTGTGCAGGTAGTTAGAGAAAAGCATATCCATTGTTTAACACTCCTTTACGGTTACGGGAAGGCCCAGGGCTTCGGCCTGCGCCTTAATGGTGTTTTTGTCGCCCGCGCTCATGGGGCCAGCCGTCACCATGTATTCGGTTGCTTTCGGCTGGGCGGCCTGGGCGGTTTTGGTGTAGCCGTTCAGTCCGTTCTTTTCCATAATGGCGGGATAGTCGCGGTAGCAGACGTCGCAGTCCAGGCTATTGCCGAAGCCTGCAATTCCCAGCGCGTTCTTGCTGGAATACTGCCACAAACCATTCTGCACCGTGGCGGTGTCGGTTTTGGTGTAGGCTGCTTCCCACTTGTCGAAGTTGGCAAGGCCCGACAGATTGGTTTTGTTGATGAAGAAGTCGCGGGAACAGTACACGGCGGCATAATAGCCGCCCGCTTCCAGGGTTTCCAGCGCAGCCTTAATAATGGCCGTGTTCTGCGCCTTGCCGCAGTTCAAGTTATATTTTTCGTACTCCACATCGTAGTAAATGGGGTACGCGAATTTGTGGCCAGACAGCATTTTTACAACCTGCTGGGCGGTGATTCTCGCGGCGGTTGGGCTGGTATCATAGCAGTAAAAATATACACCCATGGGTACGCCGTACTTCTCGCAAGCGGCCAGGTTGTTAAGGAATTGGCCGTCCATGTACAGGCCGCCTTTGCCGTGCCGCGCTGAATATCCCACGCGAAGGATTGCAAAGCCGGGCGACGTTCCGCCGTTCACCCGGCGCAACTCCGAAGCGGTCTTGGCCCAGTCAATAGCGCCCTGGTGGTGCGAAACGTCGATGCCGTAAATTTTCATTTGTTCCACCTTCCTATTTGTCGGCGGCCTGCGTGAAGCGCTCATAACGCGCCAGCAGGGCCGTGTATTCGTCTTTTGTCTTGCTGTCCGCGTGAAGATCAAGCCGCCGCTGCTGCTTTGCTGCAAGGTCCATTGCGTCAATCAGCAGGGCCGCCGTTTCATGCAGCCAGCTTTCAGCTTCCGGCGGTTTCATCTTTGGCGCGCGGGCCGCAGATTGCCAGCGCTTCGTCTTCGGTGATTTTGGGCGGGTCGCTTTCGGTGTACGCCCACACCTGGTCGGCGGTGATTTTGTGCAGCCGATACAGCAGCCGCGCGGTGGTATAGTATTTGCTCATGTGTGTTAGCCCTCCATGATTGCGACCATAAAATCTTCCATGACGGCCAGGCGTTCCTCGACAGTCGGGGCTTTCTCCTGGCCTTCCCATGCTTCGCCGTACTTCCACCAGCCGGAAAAATCCGCCGCAATGCTTTCCGTGGTTTCCTCTGCGGCGCGGGCAGCCGGCAGCATGAACATAACTTCGTCGGCCAGGTACGCGCTGCCCGGTTTCTGTTCCGGGTCAGTCTCGCCGGGCTGTGCAACGTCTGCCGCGTCCTTGATGTTGTCGTACAGCCGGACAACGGCGTCGCCGTCCGGCAGGCGCTCAAAGACAACGGCAGGCGGCTGGTGGTCCAGCATAATGCTTGCATTTTTCATTGTGCATCCTCTCTTTCTGTCGTGTTGCCCACCCGATTACTTGGCAGGCAAGCGGTTTTATTTTCTCGGTCCGCAGCGTTGTGCTGCATTTCCGGGAATTCGTCTGCGTAAAATATCCGTAGTAACTCGCCAGCTTGTACGCGCGAAAAAGCGGCACCGTGCCGCTTTTGTCAACTTCGCGCCCGGCCCGCAGGTATTGCCGCCGCGCCCGCCGGAAAATGGCCCGGCGCACGGTTGTATAGGTTCGGCGGATAACGAAGCCCACAATATCAAGCCCAGGGCAGCCGCGCGCCGCTGGCCGCGTCAGGTGCCTGCGGCGGTGTTCTTCTTCGATGCTCAAAAAGGCCACTTCGTCGCCGCCCGGTTTGAATGTCAGGCCGAAGGTTTTCAGCGTCCATTTTGCTGCCGTCCTTGCCGCGCTGCGCAGGTCTGCCAGCCTTCGGCCCATTATGGCAACGTCGTCCGCATAGGCCACCAGTGCCACAACAAGGCGTTGCCGCGTGCCCCTGCGCACCTTTTCAAGCGACAGCATATACCGCAAAACGTAGGACATAACCAGGTTAAACAGCCATGCGTCCAAGTAGCCGCCTATAATAAGGCAGCCGCGCGGCGACATATTCAGCAGGGCTTCCACCAACAGCAGCAGCCACTTTGCGGCGGGAATTTCTTTTTTCAAAATTCCCATGATTACGCCCGCTTTTGTGTTCTCGTAGGCGTGGCGAATATCCAGCTTGCGGGCATACTTGATTCCCAGCGCCTTGCGGCGAAGGAAGCGCTGCACCTGCCGCCTGCACCCGCTTTGCCCTCGGTGCGGTATGCTGGCGTGTTGGTAGGGCAGAATTCTGGCCCGCAGAAGCGGTTCCAGACCCAGGAAAGCAAGATGGCCGAAGCATTGATGAAATACACAACAATTTGCAACATTTCGGCATTTCATGCTTATGCCGTCAATGCGGGGCCGTTCCGTTACCGGGTCAAGGTCCAGCGCTTCCGGGTCTCCGTCTTCAAGGTCAAGAATTCGCTGCTCAAGTTCCAGCGCTATTCCGTCCGCAGCTTCCAGCTTTTTAATAACTGCACTTTGCGCTTCGTCGCGCTTTATTTCTGCATTGGAAACACCCCCGTACTTTTCGGCAACCGCGACAAAATCTTGGCGGTGCCATTTCTTCTCGAAGCACTCCAAAACCGCGCGCAAGCACAGGTTATGGGATAGTTCTTTATATCTTTGTTTCATAAAAATACTTACTGATGTGCAAGGGCTTTCGGTTGCCGTGGCCCTTCGTGCAGGGTCTCGGTGTTCTACTACTTGCCCCGCCATGCGCCCGCAGCGCATAGCCCCGCCCGAAACCGGGCGCGGTGTCGGTCTCACATGATTTTAGCTTTCGGCACGGATAACACAACGCAATGCGGCACAGCTTTGGGCTGTGCCTTAAAATTTCAGTAGGCCGGGGAACGCCATTCCAGTTCGAATTCGCCGGGGAATTGTTGCCATTCGCGCAGGCAGCACCAGCAATGCCAGCATTGTTCAAATTGCCATAACGCCACGGGCAACGGACCCCCGCAGAGCCATTGACATAAAACGCGGACCCAGCGCCGTATTACCCAAAAACCACCGCCCTTCCGTTCGTGGAAGGCCGGTGGTTTGTTTTCTATTCAAAAAGGGGCCTGCTGCCCCTCTGGGCGGTCAAAAGCCCGCCCATTCACCCCGCTTTTTGCCCGATCCTTTAAGCCGGGGAACGCCATGCCAGTTCGAATCCGCCGGGGAACTGTCGCCATGCGCGCAGGCAGCACCAGCAAGGCCAGCACAGTTCAAAGCGCCATAACGCCACGGGCAACGGACCCCCGCAGAGCCATAGACATAAAACGCGGACTTCATGCCCACGGTTTCGCCGCCGCCGGTCTTGTCAGGCAGAAGGCTCTCGGTGCTGTCGTTCTGCATCGAAAGTTCGTAGTTCCAGGCGTTCACGCTGGTAAAGGTCTTTTCTGCGACTTTCACATGGTTGGCCGTCACGCTGCTGGCTTCTTTCTCCGAATCGCGGCAGGCCATAGCGGTATAGGTCACGCCGCCGTCCACGGTTGTAACGTTCCACAGCGGGTCAAGGCCGATAACGTAGGCACCGTTCAGCATTTCAACACCAGCCCAACGGCACGGGTATTTGCCGTTCGTCAGGCTGCCGGGTGCGCCGTCGCTATGGCCGGGCAGGGCTTCCGTTGCGCCGCTGTGCCAGGGCATAGAGCTGATATAGGCAGTTTCGGGCACGTCGAAGCTGTCCGCAACGTCCAGATTTACAGCCGAATAGTCGGTGCCGCCGACGGTAACGGTTTCAATACTCTTAACTCTCACCTTGTCGGCAATGTCACGCATCCATGTATTGTAACGGTCTGCGCTGCTGTTGCTGCCCTTGTCGCCCACAGAAACGGTGCTACCGACAACGAAGCCCGAAGCCTGGGAAGCGGTCAGCAACACACGCTTCACGCCGGTTTCGGCTGCCGCAACCTTATATTGCAGGCTGTAGTTTGTGCAGCCTTCCAGAATTCGGCTGTTTTCAAGGTTGAAGTGGCGCAGCTGCCACATATCCAGCATATACAGGCTATCACAGTCGCCCCACACAGAATCGTAAGCGGTTTGCTTGCGGGCCAGGGCCAGACCCGTGGCCGCGCTGTTGAAGTTCGCCACAGGCAGGCCCGCGCCGCTGGTAAGTGCGCCCTTTGCGTTCAAGCCGCCGGGGAAGGTAGCGTGCCAGGTCATTGCGCGGCGCTTGCCATTCGGTGCCACGTTTTCGGCGTAGGGTGTGAAACCGTCGGCCAAGGTGCTGCGCCAGCTTTTCGACAGGTAGCCGCCGTCGTCGATAACGCGGCGCAGCAGGGCAGGGGCGAAGGTGTAGACAGGGGCCAGCGTGCCGGTGATGTCAAATTCTTCTTCGCCCTCAATGGCAAGAACGTCCATAGTTCCGTCGGCCAGGCTCACAGCGTTGGCGCGAATATACCAGGTCATGCGATCTTCCGCCGCCCAGTCTTCCGGGTTTGTGCTGTCGGTTGCCAAGGCTGCTGCGCTCTTTCCTGCAAGATCGTCCGCCGGGGTGCCCGCCGGGTTTGTGGACACGGCAGGGCTGGGAAATTTGACGGTGTAGGTTTTGTCGGTTTGCAGCATGGTAAAGAAGCGCAGCAGGCGCTTGTATTTGCTGTCGTTCGATGCTGCGGACAGCGGCCACCAGGCGGAAAAAATCTCCGTTGTGTTCGTGTCGTCCAGCAGGGCCTTGAAGGTCGCGTCGGTGTATTCCGGGCCAGCGCTTCCCGCTGCGATTGCTTGCAGCAGGTTGGCAACGCGCAGCTGGGTTTCCTCGGTTGCGATATGTCCGTATTCAGTAAGTCCCATAGTTCTGTCCTTTCTGTTATTCCTCATAGAGGAAAACGGTTAAAATATTCTTTTCGTTGTAGCCGATAAGGTATTGCGCAGCTTTGGCGTACCCTTCCACTTTGGCCGCGTCGGTGCTTACCTTGTCGGCTTTGGCGGTTACGTCGGTTTGAATTTTCTGCATTTGTTGCAGTTTGTCGTTTACGCCTTCGTCAATAACCTTTTTCGCGTCCGCTGCTGCCTGCGCCGCCGCGTCCTTGGCTTCCTGCGCACTCTTGGCCGCAGCGCTTGCAGACGCAGCCGCCGCAGTCTTGGCCGCTTCGGTTTCGGCAAGAAGCTGCTGTATTGTCTTGTATTCGTCGGTGCTTTCAACCTGGTTTTCCGGGTTCGCGCATTCTTCAACGTTGATTTGCCACTTTTCCGTTTTCAGCGTGTCAGCCCCGCGCACGACTTCAATTTCGGCGGAAACAATGCCACGCACGGCAAGCATTTGCTGGGTAAGGGTGATATAGGCGACGTTCCCGGCCACTTCCGTGGCGGGATTGTACACGCTTTTGCCGTCCGGCTTTTTGGCGCTTACGTTCACGGTATAGCCGCCGGGGACCTTATAGGCTTTCCCATCGTTATACAGTGACACGGCCACAACGCGCATATTGTTGTCGCCCTGCTTTGCAAAGACGCGCGGCGGGATTCCGGCCCGCGCAAAATCAAGGTTGATTTTTTGAAGGATCTGCTGTTCTTCCATTTTCTCACCCCCTTTTTAAGCGTTTGCGCCAAGGACCCATTTAGAAATTGCAGAATCCCAATACCACTGCACTTTGTAGCCGTTTATGTTGTCAACGTCCAACCTTCGCAGCCCGCCTTCTGCATACAAGGTCTTTCCCCATCCTGTGCCACTCAGCCATACTCCAGGGGTGTCCAAAGAATTTAGTACGTCAACGCGCGACGCTTTTATCCAGGTTTCCGGGGGGCTTATGCCGTAGTTCCAGGACAGGAAGCCTATGCTGTCCCAGTTATCGCCGTTCTTCTTTTGGCAAGCGATATTTCCCGAATCGAAGAAAACGCGGTATGTTCCCGTTGAATTCGTCCGTTCAAGGGTGGAAAAGGACCCGCGCAGCACGGCATTTCCTGTGTTAAGGTCAAAATAGCTTTTCCCGTCAACGCTGGCAATTCTTCCGGCGGCGATATACTGCGCATTGATGTACAGCTTGCCGTCGCTCATGTACAGCCCTTGCAGCTGCCCGTTGTTTGTCAGCCGGTTAAAAACTTCCTGCTGTGTAAGCGCCGGGGCCGTGGCGGCCAGGGTGGTGTCTTCCGGGGCAGGGGTCCATGCGGTTGCGATTCCGCCCTGTTCAACCTTCGGATTTTTGTAGATGATTGCGCCGGTTGCGCCTTGAAAAAACACCTTGAAAATAGCCGCCGTTACTTCCTTGTCCTGCACGGTTGCGGTTGCGGTAACGCGGGCGAAGTCGTCCATTGCCGCCGTTCCCAGGGCCTTGGAGTCGTTGCGCGGTGCTCCGATATATTGCTTTGTTCCGTCCGCGAAAGTTATTTCAAGGCGGCCCAGGCCGCCAGGCGTGCCGCTGTAGCTCTCTGCGTAAGTTATCGCTTCGGTAATTTTGTAGTCATAGGAAACCGTTATTTTCCTGTTTCGCAGGCTTTGGATTCCGTACTCGGTCAGCTGCCTTGTTGCGCTGCGCGCGCTGTTTCCATCGGTCAGTGTTATTTTTACCTGATTTCCCGTAAAGTCGAATCCTGTATACGTCGAAGTTACGCCGATATACGCCGAATTAGAAATCAGGTTTCGCCCGGCTTCGGCGGCCTGCGCCGTGTAGTCTGCCGCGCTGGCCCAGTCGCTTGCGGCAAATGCTGCGCCGCTGGCCTTGGCAGTTGTACACACCAGCAGTTCGCCAGCGCCGCCTTGTGTCCACAGGTCGCCCGCGTCATACGGGGGCACGGGCGTAGAAATGAAGGTGCGGCGCTTGCCGTCGGCGGTGTCCTGGGCCTGCTTGGCCGCTGCAAGGGCTGCGGACACGTCCGCGTCTTGCAGAAGCGCCCAGGCCCATGCGTCGCCGCCCTTTGCCCAGCGGTATGCTTTTCCGCTGGCCGGGTCGGTGTTGTAGAACAGATCGCCTTCGTGGGCCTTGCAGTCTTCCTCGGTTTTCCAGCCGCTTGCGGGTTCGTTCTCTGCCGTAGGGTCGTATGGATAAAACCAGGTTTCTGTTTTCCCGTCAATCTGCTGGCCCAGTCCTTCCAGCTGTTCGTTTACGGTGTCGGCGTAGTCCTTCAGCATTGCTTCGGCAGCTTTGGTGTAGTTGGCCGCGTCCGTCCAGTCGTCCGCGCTGTACAGTTGGCTGCCTGTCTTTTTCTTGATGCAGGCCAGCAGTGCGCCGTCCTTTCCCTGCGCCCACAGGTCGCCCACGTCATACGGGGGCACGGGCGTGGAAATGAAGGTGCGGCGCTTGCCGTCGGCGGTGTCCTGGGCGGTCTTGGCATTTGCAAGGGCTTTTGCGACGTCGGTATCTTCCAGCAACAGCCATTGCCAAACGTCGCCCACAACGGCCCAGCGGTATGCTTTTCCGCTGGCCAGGTCGGTATTGTAGAACAGATCGCCCGCATGGGCTTCCCGTTCGGCTTCGGTTGTCCAGTCGCTTGCTGGTTTGTTTTCCGCTGTCGGCGCATAGGGGTAAAACCAAGTTGTAATATTGCCGTCAATTTGCCCCTGCAAGTCCTGCACGGTCTTTTCAACGGCGGCCTGGTATTCTTTTAGGTCTGCTGCTGCGGCTTCCTTGGCGGCCTTCTCTGCCACCGCTGCGGCTTCCTTGGCCTGTTCCGCCGCAATCTGTTCCGGGGTCTTGCCGGAAACTTGCAGGCTGGTGAAATTCGCGTCCAGTGTGCCCGCGTCCAGGTCCAGCTTGAAAACTTTCCCCGTTTTGTCTTGCAGCACGCCCGCGCGCAGCAGATTGGCCGACAGCGTGCCGGTTGTGATGTAGTCGGCAACGATTTGCCCGTCCTGGGTCATTGCCAGCCCGTAGGTGCCATTATAGCCCGTTGACGAATAGCCCAGGCCAGACTTGTTGAAGCGCCACACTTTCGTTGCTTCCTCAATGGTCGGCTTGTCCATGATAAGCAGTTCATAAGGCTGGCCGTCGGCATTGCGCCGCAAAACAACATAGCCGCCCTTGTTGCCGGTTATCCAGGCCGAAGCGTTGGCCGCAGCGGCTTCAAGGTCGCTGGTGTCTGCCTTCGCGTTTATGGCCTTGTCCTGGGCTACGATGGTGTCCGCCAGGTTAGTGCTTGCTTCGCCCAGCGTAATGCTTTCATAGCGCCCGGCCAGCACGTCGTAAACGGTCTGCACAACCTTGGCCCGCGCATTTACGCCCAGCTTTTCAAAGCGCACTGTTGCAATATCGCACAGGTTTAAGCGTTCCGCCGGGGCAATGGCCTTGTATTCCTCGGTTTGCCACAGGGGCACAAAAGACACTTTCAGCGATACGGACGGCACGCCTATGCCTTCCTTTTTGACGTAGGCCGAAGCATAAGCGCGCAGCTGTTCGACGCTCGGCGTTTCCTGCCACTCTTGCGAGCAGTCCAGCGGGACCGTTCGCGGGTAGGGGAAGTTATGCGCCGACGCGCTGGAAACTACTTTTTCCGGCAGTTCCAGCACGTTGCCGTTGGTGTCCTTGTAATAGGGATAAACCCCCGTTATCGTGTTTTCGATGCTTTCTTCCTGGTCGATGTCAACCAGGTTTTTGCCGTAAGCGATAACCACCCCGCTGTCATGTCCGCGCGCCTTGTGCAGCTTCACCGTGTAGCAGTTAAATTCGTATTCGCCGCCGTATACGTCCAGCACAGACCCGGCCACGCCGCCCAGCAGGGAACGCGCCGACGCCGGTTCCGTTACGGTGAAGGTTGCAGTGGTTTCCTTGTCGGTCCAAAAGTCGAAGGGGCACGGCTCCACAGCGTTGGTTTTAAGCCCTTGCAGGGCCGCCGCGCAGCTGCCTGCCGTAAACGGCGAAACGGGGATATGCGACAGCTGGTAACTTATGTGCTTGGCGCGCACGGTCACAATGCCCGAAAGCGGGGTGCTTTTGCCGTACACACGGAAGGGCTGCGGTTCGCTGCTGTCGTTCGGCGGGGCAAAAATAATGCTGCCGTGTTTCAGTTCGTCGAACAGCACGCCCGTGACCGGGTATTCCATCGACAGTTCAAACGCGCCGTTTCGGTTTTCCTCGACGGTGCAGGCCAGCGCGTCGGACAGCGGCCCCAGGCCGTTGCTTTCAAAGTTGGTTTCGTTTTCGGGGTACAGTCTCGGCTTCACAGGGTCCACCACCTCGGTTCTATTTCTACGCGGTCAATTCCGCCTTCCCACGAAACGCCCGTGCTGCCTTCCAGCGTGGGAAATTCGGCCACGGAAACAGCGCCGTTTTTGTTCGCGGTTTCCCGCCGGGCCGTTTCGTTTTCGCAGTCAAGCGTTATATAGTCCGACAGTTCCAAAATACGGCATTGTGTTCCGCCCACAGTCAGAACGCCGGGGCCGGTGCCGTAAACGGTAATAATGGGTTTTGCTGGTTGGTTGGTCGGGTTCAGCAGGGTTGTGCTTTCGCGCAAGTCCAGCGTTTCAAAGCCGGACGCAAGCCAAAACTGCGGTTTGCAGTCAAATGCAATTTCCAGTTTCCCGGCCTGCTCGACAATGCTTTCCACCGAATAGCTGCCCTGCACCCGCGCTTCGCGGAAGCGGTCCGGGTCGTAGGTGTTGCGCAGCTGCTTGTATGTGGGGCCGGATTTCAAAAACTGAACAGCCCTCGCAACCGTAGTACGGTAGGGGACGCCGTCTTCCGGCAGAATTGCGCAACTGTATTTTACAGTTACGTTTTTATACCTGCCGTTGTCGATAATCACGTCCCCCGAACGTCCCGGCACTTCCTTGCGCTCGATGTCCCTTTCCGCGACAACGTGGTCGGGCGGTGCCAGCATAATAATGCCGTAGGCTTCGGCGCTTTCTTCGTCCAGATAGAACGTGTTAATCACTCAAAAGCCCCCCGTTTCTTTTCCACTTCGCGGCGCACCTCAATGCCCACGCGGCGGGCAATCTCTTTAATGTCTTCGGATCCGCCGTTCTCGAATCGTTCAATGTTCAGCTGGATAACCAGGCCGCTGGCCGTGTTGTTCATGTACCGCGACAGAATCCCGTCCAGATGGTCGTAAAAATCGGACAACGGCAGAACGGCTTCCTGGCCTGCTTCGCCGCCGCCCAAAAGGTTGCCGCCCATCTGCCCGAAAATCTGCGCGCCGGACAAAATGCCGCCCTCTTTGTACCAGTTAATACCGAAGCTGGGCACACTGGGCGGGTTTAGGGAAAAGCGCCCGGAAATATACGGGTGCGGAAGTTGCAGGTGCGGCAAGGACCAGCTAAAATTGAAAAAGCCTTTAATGTTTTCAATGGCATTGTGTACGCTGTTTTTTGCGCTCTCAATGCGGCTCGAAATTCCGTTTTTGATTCCGTCGAAGGTGGAAAGAACATTGTTTTTCGCGTCCACAACCGTGCTTTTGACGGAAGAAAAAAGGTTAATCCAAAAATTGCGGAAGCCTTCGCACTTGTTCCACAGCAGCACAAACGCGGCCACAATGGCCGCAATGGCTGCAATAACAATAGATATAGGATTTGCCAGCATAAGCGCCCACAGGCCCGACAGCGCGGGCATTACGGTGCCTGTAATAAGCGGCACAACAGTGCCGCCCACAAAGCCCACAAGGCTGCCCACACCCGTGGCGATGGTTCCCACAGCGGTAATTACCTTACCGATAATCACAAGGGCCGGACCGATTGCAGCCACAATCAGGCCAATGGTAACAATGGCTTGCTTTTGGCCGTCGTCCATTCCGTCCAGCTTTTCCTTCGCGTTTCGGATATATTCGGCCAGCTTTTGAAGGGCGGGGGCCAGCATTGCGCTGATTGTTTGCCCGAATTCAAGCCCCGCGTTTTTGATTTGGTTTATTGCAACCTCGGTTTTGTGGCCGCTGGTTTCCAGGTTTCCCAGCGCGTCGCTTGTGGCCGTTGTGCTCCCTTGAATTTCTTCAACTGCGCCGTTGAATTTTTCGGCATTGTCCCACAAAATGTTCGCGGCTTTTCCGGCTTCGGCACTGGAAAACATATTGTTTATGCTTGTGCCGCTTGCGGCGGCCTGTTCATCAAGAACGCTTAGAACGTCGGACAAAGACCAGCCCTGTTCCATCGCTTCGGCCATTGTCAGGCCGCCTTCTTTGATGTGTTCCGTTCCTGCCGCAAACGCATTCGCCGCAGTAGAGCCTTGCTTCCCCAATTCGTTAAGCATACTGTTCAAGTATGTTGTGGTTTCAGCAGTAGCAACGCCATTAGAAGTCATTACCGCATAGGCTCCGCACAATTCGTCCAGGTTTACGCCTGTGCTTTTCGCTGTTGGGATAACCTTGCCCATGCTGCTGGAAAGTTCGGCAACCGTGGTTTTGCCCAGGTTTTGCGTCATGATAAGGTCGTTAGAAACCTTGTCGACTTCCGATGCTTCCAGCCCGTAGGCGTTCATAATCGTGGACAGAACGTCCAGCGCGTCGCCTGTCTCTGCAAAGCCGGCCCTTGCAAGGTCTGTTGCCTTCGATACAAAGTTTACAGCGTCGCCGGTCTTTTGCCCGGCGCTGATTGCGTTGTATACGTTCTCCGCAATTTCTCCGGCTTCCACGCCGGTGCTGTCGGATAACTGCTTGATTTGCTTTTCAAGGTCGGAAATAGGCACTTCCGTGGTGTCTGCAATGGTCGAAACTTTGGCCATCCCGTCTTCAAAGTCCCAGGCCATTTTTGTAAGCGCTGTGCCCGCCGCTGCGGCCACGCCGGAAACGGGCATTAGCTTTTTCCCGACTCCCTCTACCTTGCCGCCGTATTCTTCTATTTTTGCTCCGGCTTCCTTTATGGCCTGGGCGGCAGCGGTGCCGAAGTCCTTCTGCGCTTTTTCCAGGTCTTCAAGGTGCTGCTTGGCCTTTTGCAGTTTGTTTTGATATTCCAACCACGCGCCCCGGTCAATGTCGCCGTTGGCGTACTGGTCCGAAACCTGTTTTTGTACGCCTTCCAGGGTTTCCAATTCTTTGCGCGCGGCGGCTACGCTTTCGGAAAGAATTTTCTGCTTTTCGTTCAGCAGTTCGGCGTTTCCGGGATCCAGTTTCAGCGCCTTGTTGATTTCCTTCAAGTTGCTGGACAGGGCCGTGGAAGTCTTGGTAACGTCCTTTAGGGCGTTTGCAAGGCCGGTTGTTTTGCCGTTGATTTCAACGGTGATGCCCTTTAGTGTTTTGGCCGCCATCGTCAATTCCCCCTTTCTCCGTATTTTGCTTTCAGTTTTTCGGTTTCCGGCTCCGTCTGTGTGATTCTCCACGCATTGCGCAGCCACTTCCTGCCCGTTTCCGTCTGTGCCCGGTTGTATATCACACCGTCGCGCAGAAGCGCCCAGAATGTAATAATGTCCAGGTCATAGACGGCGGGCAGGGGAATGCCCGCGTATTCGGAAACCAGCTTTTCGCTTGCGCTGCACAGCGCAAACGGCACCCCCTCTCCGTCCGTTTCTGGGTAAGAGGGGGGCGTTAGTTTGGGTCGTTCTTCTTTTCGTTGGAAAGCCAGCTGACAAAATCCAGAACGAAACCGGCCAGCTGGTCCATGTCCATCCACTCCATAACCGTGTCCGCAGTAATTTTGCGGTGTTCCTTGTTTTTTGTGATAACGCGGGCCACGACTTCCGCCGCTTCCTTCGGCGTAGAATCCGGGCGGGACAGGTCGTTCATGCGGTTAAGTGTTTTCAGCTTCGGCGGCTCAATGTGAAGCACCTGTTTGTTGTCAGGTGCCTGGAATTCATAGTAGCGTTTTTTGACGCCCGAAAGTACAAACACGCTTTTGCCCCCCCTCTCCGTTAGGTTGCGTTCTCGGTCAGTTCGTCGTCCATGATAACCAGGGTGCCATCGCTGTCCAGGCTCTGCGCGGTCACCTCTGCGTCCACCTGCGTGGGGTTGTCATTCTGGAAGGCAATGCTGATGGTGCCGCTGTTCTTGCCCGTTACGGTAATGCGCAGCTTGCGCCCGTCGTCGCGGGTGTGGACGAAGCGGTACAGGTAGCGCTTGCCGGTCTTGTTGGCAAGGCCGCCCAGCTTGTAAGTGCGGTGCTTGTGCTGGCCGCTTTTCCCGGTCTCGGTCACGCGGGCGGTTTCGATAAGCGCCTGCAGGTAGGCGGGGGACCAGGTGATAAGGCCGGTTTTGAGTTTCACGTCTTCCTCGGTGACGATGGTTTTAGAAACGCGGCCCTTGTCGTCCTTCACGGTCTGGCTGGTCGCCGTGTATTCCAGCGTTGCGCCGCCCTTGATGTTGCCCGCGCGGTTGTCGTCGATCTCGATGGTTGCGTCTTCGGGCACAGCGTCGTTAAACTCGACGATGTACAGGTCGCCGCTGCCCAGGATAATATTTTCGCTGTTGTCGATCTCTTTCATGTGTGTACCTCTCTTGTCGTGAATGAAAAAAGTGTTTGATAGGGGGTGCCGTCGGGGAAGTGGTCTACGTTCACGGGGCCGCAGCCTTGCAGGGCGGCCAGGATTTTGCGTTCAAGTGCAAAGTCTTTGTTTTTTGTAAAAAGGGCAACGGCCCAGGTAAGCGTTTTAATTCTCACGCGGCCCAGGTCGTCGCCGTCTTCCACTTCGTCCGTGCGGACAACGTGATAGGGAAGCGGCACAGGTGCGCCGTTCGCTGGCACAACCTTTTCCGCTTCCTGCCGGATCCCGGTTTCAGCAAGCCGGGCAAGTATGGTGCTTCTTTTCATTTGGTCGCTTCCTCGCACTCGGTAACGAATTCTTGCTGCCACTTTTCCGCCGGGCGGTCAATGTGCGGGTGGGCCGGGGCAGGGGCAGGGCCTTTGTGGCCATTCTGCAAAAGGTGTGTAAGCTGGTAATGGGCTTTGTTGTACACGGTGTACGTCTTCGCGCCGCGTGCGTTCGCGCCCGTCTGCTTGGAAGTCCAGTCTTTTGCGTATGCGCCCGTCCGCTTCGGGGCGGTGACGCGCAGTTCCCTGGCAAGTCCCTTTGCGCACTTCTCGGCGGCTTCGTCCACGGCTTCGGCCACGCCGTTGGCGTATGTCCTTAGCGTCGCGGTAAGTGCCGCCGAAAAATCAAAATCGGCCACCGCCGCCCACCTCCGTGTCGTCGAAGTCGAGCAGAAGTTCCGGCTGCTCCAGGGTCAGGTCCGTACATTCGGGCAGCGTGTCCTTGATGATCTGCGTTTGCGCAATGCCGTACTGTTTTCCGCTGATAACTACAAAAGCACCACGTTCCACCTGGTCGGCGCGCGGTATACGGATAAGGCGTTCAACCTTGTGGCCTGCCTGTTCCGCTTCGTAGTTCCGCCGGGTGCCGATAATGCGGTCTTGGAAGCGCATATTTTTGATTACCGGTACAGGCCGCTGTTTGTCGTCCAGCCGCCACACACTGCAAAGCCCATCAAGAAAAGTTTCAAATTTGATTTTATTCTTTGCCACAGCCGAAGCCCTCCCGAAGCCGAAGCATATTTAATTCGCCGCTGTATTCTTCGATGAAGTCGGCGCGTTTGCTATTCACAAAGTACCAGGCCGCCGTTATAAGCAACTGACGAAGTTCCCCGCTTTCAAACGAAAGCCCTGGGCTTCCGGCAGTATCTCGCAGGTAGTCCAGGGCTTCTTCTATGGCGTTTTTTGTATTGCGTTCGGTTTTTTCGTCAGGCTCCCACGTTATGTTCATGCGGTTAAGTACAGCCTGGTACAGCTGGTCGCTTACCTGCGCTGCGGTCTCCGCTGTTTCGTTCATGGTAGGCCCTCCGCGTTATCAGCTTTCTGCTTTGGTGACGACAGGGGCGACAACCTGCACCAGCGTGGCGGGGTTGGTGTCAAGGGCGGAAATGTCCAGCAGGACGAAGGCGTAAGCGTCCAAGGGGCGGGCGTTGCCCTGCAACTTGGCTTTGTAGGCGCGCTCGTCCTCGAAGAAGCGCACGCTGTCGTCCTGCACGATGGTGCCGTCCTTGCCGGTTGCGCCCAGGCCCGCGAAGTAGCGGGACGCAATGCCCAGCACGGCCTTGCCGCTTTCCAGGGCGGCGGTCTGCATGGTCTCTGCGGGAATGGGCAGAATGTCGTGCGCCCAGGTGCCGTCGGGGCGGCGGAAGGAAGTGGCGGGCATAATCTTCTGCCAGTAGTCAAACGGGTTGCACAGGAAGATCAGGTCGCCGGGGTCGATGGCGCGGGCCTTGGTAGCGTCCACAGGGTCGCGGGCCAGCTTCGCCACGATGTTGCCCAGGGGCGCGGGGTCCAGCTTGTCCAGCTTGACGGCGCTCATTCGCGGGTAAGCGCCGCCCACGACGCTGGCGGTGTCGGAAATATCGCGGGTCATGCCGATGGGCTTTCCGTTGCCGTCGCCGTCCACAATGGCGCTTTCCAGGGCCATTGCGATGCTTTCCGACAGGCTCTCGCGGACGTACTGGTCAAGGTACTGCGGCCCCAGATCAATAAGGTCCTGGCTGATACACATAAACACGGACAACTTCAGCAGGGTCATGTTGAAGTCTTTCAGCGCGCCGGTCAGTTCCTTGGCGATCTTGTCGGTGATGTTGCCCCAGGTCGCAGCGGAAGCGGGGGCGGCATTGACGACGAAGCGGGTCAGGTAGCTGGTATTCACGAAGCTGATACGGTCCAACAGGGGGTGTTCCTTCTTGATGGTGCCGATAACGCCGTCGATCACAGTTTCGGGCATGGCAACCTTGAAGTTGGTAATGGCCATCTTGGGATCGCCCGACTTGACACACTTGCCCAGTTCGGTGTAATAGTTCATTTCCGCGCTGGTAAGCACATGAACGCCACGGGCGGCCATGATGGCAGTGTCCTGGTTGCGTTCGTCGGCTTCCTGCTGGGCCTGCTGCAGAACGGCTTCCTCGATGTCGCCGCAGAAGGTTGCCAGGGCCTCGGTCATTTTGGTTTCGTCGCCGGTCTGGAAGGCGGCGGCCAGCGCCGCAGCGTTCGCCTTCTTGGCGTTTGCGATAAGATCTTTGCTTCTCATTGTTGTTTTACTCCTTTGTCATGGATTCCAGCAGCATAAAAATTGCGCTGGTCTTTTTCCCTTCGGCGGCTTCCGCCGGGGAAGCGTGGGAAGGTTCCGCCGGGGGCGGCGGGGCGGTTTCGGGGGCTTTGGCGGCAGGCATGAAACTGGGCATTGCTTTTTCAAGCTGCATTTGCGGGGCGGCTTCCATCGCGGCGCGGTATTGCCGAATTGCTTCGTCAAGGTCTGCGTCCGTGTCGGCGTATTCGTCGGCCAGGCCGTACTTCATGCAGTCTTCGGCAGTCAGCCAGGTTTCCGCGTTCAGCAACTCCGACAGTTTGTCGGCGGGCAGCTTGTCGCCCGCCTTGTTCATGTAGGACTGAATCGCCGCCAGGTTGATAACTTCCAGGTCGTCGGCAGCCTTGCGCAGCTGTGTTGCGTTGCCGTAGGCCGGACCGGCGGCGTTGTGTACCATCATGCAGGTATTGCGCGGCATAATGATTTTGTCCGCCGCCATAGCAATGACAGAAGCCGCAGAAGCGGCGTATCCGTCAATGTATGCCACAACAGTGGCGGGGCAGCGGCGCAGGGTGCTGTAAATTCCCAGCGCTTCCTTTACGCTGCCGCCCACACTGTTGATATACAGGTTCACGGTGTCGCCAGCTGCCGCGCCGTCCAGGTTATCGACGAAGTAACGCTGGCTTGTCTTGCTTTCCACGGTGGTTTCCTCGCCGGTGTACCAGTTCCGCGTTTTTTGGTCGGGGGCTATCGTGTCCACCAGCCAAAAATTGAACGCCTTCCCAGTCGTTCCGGCTTGCATAACTGCTTCCATTCCGATTCTCATTTTTTACTTCTCACCTCCTTTCGGTGCCGCAGCCTGCGGCTGTACTTTCTCCATGTTTTTCGTGCGATTGTATTCGCTTGCCCACCTTTCGGGGATCGGGTCGTCTTCAAACTTTTCGCGCAGTTCGTTGACGCTATAAAGCGCGTCCTGCACCAGCTTGTCGGCCTGGGCGGCAGCGTCGAAAACGTCCACAAGACGAATGTGCGTAGTGTCAACCATCATCTTCCAGCCGTTCAGCACGTCCTTGCCGTAGGCTTTGCGGTTGATTTCGGTTTCAATCAGCCGCAGCGGCGGCTTTACGCCGAAGGACAGCGTGCTGCGGATAGCTTCGTCAATGTTTGTAACTTCACCGCGCAGCAGGCTGGGCGCGACGTGGTAGACGTTGCAGGCACGGTCTTGGGCCTGTTTGATAAGGCTGTCCAGGTCGCTTATTTCGTTTGCACCCTTCTGCGTGGCCGCTCCGTCCTGCGGGACGTAGTGGAAGCCATCAAGCAGGGGAAGCACGGCGTTCTTGTTCTCGAAAAACGTTTTGAATCGCTCGTTCATCAGCTTGTCCAGATCGGTTTCAAACGTCTTTTTGCCACGGGCCTGGCCGGAAATTTCCAGTATACCGCTGCGCCCGCCCGACTTCTTGTACTTGTCCAGCGCTTCCTTCATTGCTTCGCTGTACAGGCCGCGCAGGTTCGCCAGCAGTGCGGCAGCGTCCTGGTTTGCCAGCCGGAAATAAAACACGTCCGGCTCCGTAAGCGTGTAGGAAAGCGTTAAATTGTTGCAGGTCACGCCGGTATACACGCACGGGCGGAAGGCGTACTCGGTTCGTGTGAAGCTGTCGGCCAGGTACAGCGCGCCGCCGCGCTCGAAAACCAGCGCTTCGTTGAAGCGCAGCAGGCGGGCCACAAGCAGGCGCTTGAATTCCGCAGCGTTTTGGTTTTGGTTCGGCTCCACGTTGAAGCTGTACCAGTCTTCGCCCTTCTTACGCTCTCCGGCCTGGTAGGTGCGCCACTCGCACAAGGAAGCTGCCGAAGCAATCAGGTCAATGGTCGAAAAAATAGCCAGTTCTTCGACATTCAACCGCTGCTCTGCGGTTGCACCTTGCAGGACGATGTTTCCCGAAGCGTCGCGCGGGGCCAGGTCCAGCAAACTGCTTACAAAGTTTGCAAATTTCAATATTTCACCCCCTTTCCGTTGCCTTAGTAGGTGTAAACGTCCGGCAGGTCGGCGGAAGAATAGTCCGCCGCCTGCATTTCGTCCTGCTTGATAACGGCAGCCACGAAGGCCGCAACCATTGCCATAAAGCCGTCCGTTTTCCGGCTCTTAGGCTCATACTTTCCAAACGATATATTGCCGCGCTTGTCGATAAGGCGGCAGGCGTTGTTCGTGTACCAGCGCATTAGCATACTGTCGCCCCAAACAATGCGTTGGCTTGTAAACGCGCTTGTAATGATGGGCGCAACCTGGGATTGTTCCGGCGTGTATGTTAGCTTTACGTTGCCGGTGCGCTTGTCGGTGCTGAATCCAGCCGAAGCAAAGGCTTTTGACAGCAGGGTATAGCGGTAATGGTCAATGCCGCCCAGCAACAAATTGTATTTTTCGCTTTGTTCTACTATCCAGTTGACCGGCGTTTCCGGGTCGATCTCTGGCGCGTCTACCATCGTTAATTCTCCCCGCGCTTCGGCTTCGGCAAGCGGAAACTGGATCCGCGAAAGTGTCTTGCTTTGTGCGCAAACCCATGTGTGCGTTATCCAGTAATAAGTTCCCGTGATTTCCCACAGCACGCCAGCGGCAACAAAGTCCTGTGTGCTGGCGTAGTCAACGCCCCAAACCGCCGGGTGCGTTTCCAGGCCGATTCCTTCCGGGATAGGCCGGGAAGCTGCAAGAATATTTTCCCAGCTGGTGACTTCGGCTTCCTTGTCGCCCTGCGGGCGGTTCATGCGTTTGGTTGCGAAAGCGCCGTGCCCCGCCGGGTCTTCCTTGTATTCCTCAAATTCAAGTTTGATTTCTTCCAGCAGTTCGGTGCGTGCTGGGTCGTACAAAGACGGGTTTGCCTTGCCCCACATTTCCGGCTGCATAATTTCCGCGTCGCTGTCTAGGCGGCATATAAAATACAGCCAGCCGCTGTCCGGGGTGTTGCCTTCAAGGACTTTTTCGGCCCTGGCCGTGTACTTGTCCAGCGGGCCGTCGCGCACGTCGCCTTGCGTGGTTATGAACGTGCGGCGGGGAAGGCGTCGCTTGCCCAGGCCGCCCACCGCAACGTCGATTAGCTTAGAATTTTCGTAGGCGTGCAGCTCGTCAAAATCTACCTTGCCGGGCCGCCCGCCGTCTTTTGTCTTTGGGGCGCTGGTGTGGTATTTTATCCGGCTCATGGTTGCTTTATTGACAATTTCTTCTTTTGTCCAGGTAAAGAATTTTTGAAAATAAGGCTTGTTCCCGTCCAGCAATTCGTATATGTCGTCGAAGGTCGCGCGGGCCTGGTCTTCCGCCGTGGCGAAAATGTCAATGTTGTAATGCTTTACCCCGTTTATGGGGGTGACAAGTGCAAAATCTTCATAGGCCAGGTAGCCGTTTTTTCCAGCGCCGCGTCCAACCTCAATAAACAGAATAGGCCAGCGCAGCGCGCCGCTTTCGGTGTATGTGCAGTTATGCAGCGCAAAAACAAATTCTTCCCATGGCAAAAGTTTGTATTCAAAATATTTTTGCAGGCCCATATAACGTTCCAGCTGTTCGTCGTCAACGTGTATTTTCTCATTCTCAAACGCAGCCTTTACACGCTTGATAAGCAGCAGCTGTTCGCGGCACATCGGTATTTCGCCGCTTTCCACAATGTCAATATAGGCTTGTATTCTTGGATTCATCCCAGGTCGCCGCTTCCGTCGGTTTCTGGCGGCCTGCAAGTTGCCGTTGTCAGCCCCATTTCGCGCAAGATGTGAAGCATACGCTGGTTATACAGGGCGGCGGCCTTTATAGCGGGGTTTTCCTTGTCGTATTCTTTACCGGCTGCGCTTACTGCTGTGACGGTCAAGCCCTGCTTTTTTACAGCTGCCTGCATTTTCCTCTCCATGCCGAAGAAAAAAATATAATCGTCCAAAAGTTCTTGATAGTGCAGAAGATCGGCTCCGCAGTCCTTCAGCTGTTTTTCCAGGCTTGCCCGGATTTCCTTTTCCTTCTTCGTCAATTTCTGCACCCTCTTTCCAAAAATGCGTGATTTTTTCGGCTTTTTGCAGCACCCCCTAAAAATTGCGGATATAAGGTACCCGCGCACGGGCGTATTTGTTGGCGGCCTTTTGCTGGCCCATTTTTTCCTCGCGCGCGCAACCTCGCGGCTTTGTCGGGGCTGTTCCTCGGTCTCCGTCCGCCGGGGGATTTTGATTTCACGGGGCGGGGGGTATGCTGTAAAATTACCAGCGTTCCGGCGTGGCAGGTGCGACCCGCTTGTGGTGTCGGTCCCAGTGGCAGGAAGCGCACAGGCAAACAAGGTTGATGTTCCCGGCTTCGTCGTATTCGGACAGGGCCAGGTCTGGCCGTTCGCGCAGCGGCTTGACATGGTGGACAGTAACGCCGCGTGTATTCACCGCCGGCGCTTTGTGTGCGCAGTCCCAGCAACGGCGGCGCTGGTGCTTTAACACTTCCCGCCGCAGGCGTTTCCATTCGCGGCTTGTGTAGAAGCTGTGCAGGTTGCCGTTTGCAATCAACTGCAAAATCCATACAGCGGGCCACGAATCCGGGTTATACTTCGCCATAGCGTTTCACCTTGTCCCGCCGGGGTTTTCGTTCCTCGTATATGCAGCGCGGCAGTGCGCAAAGGGGTGTTGCCGTTTTTCTGTCGCGCCACACACAGGCGGCGCAGCGCTTTTCTTCCTCTTTCTCTTTTTTGGTGTTCTTCATGCGCCCCGCCTTCTTCCTTTTCTGGGTATAGAAAAAGCCAGGCTTTCCCGCCTGGCTTTTGCAGTTTGAATATATCACATAGCGAGTGTAAACAAAAAGCAAGTAATGTAAAGTTTTGTAAACTTTTGACAAATAAAAAGTCGTGTTTTCCGCGCCGTTATGCGGGTTTTAGCTTTTCAAAAATATTTTTTTCAAAGCCTCGCCGTGTGTCATTGTGGCCCATTGCCGTGACTTCCCGCAGGCTTCCGCAATCTGTTCCCAGTTCATGCCGTTTATATAGCGGCGGCGCAGGACTATGCGCTGGTCCGCTGTCGGTGCGGTTTTGATAACGGCCAGCACTTGGCGGCGCGCCTTGCTCATTGCGTTGGCAGCTGCTGTCAGTTCCCGGCGCGCGTCTTCCAGGGATTCAGCAGCAAGTTCAACCTTGCTTGTGCCTGTACCGCCGCCGTGCGGCATACCCGACAGAGAAGGGGAAGCGCCGGTGGCCGCTACCATAAGCCGTTCGGTTTCGTCCTTCCAGTAGCGCCATTCTTTCAACGCTTCAAGGTAGCTGTTCAAAATCTCTTTTTTCTTTGCGCTCTCCACCTGTTTGCCCCCCTGCGGCGATTACCCGCCCCCATTTGGTTTTCGGTTTGTAGCCCGTCCTGCTCCATAGCTTTGCCAGCGCGGCGGTTGCTCCGTCGAAGGCGGCAGCGGCCAGCCTGCCCAGTGCGCGAACAATCAGCCAGGCCGCCAGCAGGACGACGGCCAGCGCGGCCAGCGCGCCCGCCAGCCCCGCAAGCAGGCGCAGGGTGCAAACAAACCCTTGCACGAATAACTGCTGCATTATGCTTCGCCCCCTTCGGCCTGGTCGGCCAGCGCCCGAAGCGCAGCGGCCAGTGCACCGGTGAATTTGTCCGCAAGTTCCTGCTGCCCGCCGTCTCGCATTTCGTCGGCCAGGTCCATAATTGCCGCTGCCTTTTGCTGTACGTCCTCAAACAGCAGGGCAAACTTCGCGCCCGCCGGGCTTTGCTGAATTCCCAGTTTCTTTTGCAGGGCTTCGGCCTGTTCCTGGGCTTCTGCGGCGGCCTGCTGGGCCTTTTCCAGTTCGGCGCGGTCTCTTTCCTTCTGCGTCCGTTCGGCGGCTTTGCGGGCCTTGTCTGCGGCTTCTGCTTCACGCCTTACCGCGTCGGCTTCTGCGTCCCGCTTGGCTTGGCGGATTTTCTCGGCGGCGGCCTTTTCGGCTTCCCGCCGGGCGGCCTGGAGTCGTTCTTCCTGTTTGGCTTCGGCTTCTTCCAGTGCCTTGCGGTGCTGTTCCCGCAGGGCTTCCAGGTCTGCCGCCGCTTTGGCTTCGGCTTCCGCGCGTGCCTGGTCGGCGGCCTTTTTCAATTCGGCTTCAACGTCAACTTCATGGGCTTCCGCTTCGGCGGCAGGCGGCGCGGACAGAAGGGAAAGCTGCTCGGCCATGTCGTTCTTTTCGTCAATCAGCTTTTGCAACTCGGTAACGGTGATATTTGCCAGGTCTCCGGCCACTTCTTCCCGGTCCTGCGGCCCCAGTTTTGCCAGCAGTGCCAGCTTCGTAACGCCCGCCGCCGCGTTTTCTTCAATCAGCTGCGCGGGCAGCTTCTCCACAACGCTGATGTAAGTATAAGCCTGGCGCTGGCGAATGTGGACGGCCTGTTCGGTGTAGTCCCCGAACGTTTCAAAGCCCAGGGCTTTATATTTTCCGCTGTCGCGCATACGCTTCAACTTGCGGCCCAGATCAAGCAGGCTGCTGGCGGCGGCCTGGGCGGCGCTCACGATTTCATAGTGCAGGCCGATGGCTTCCGCCTGCTCCGGCGTTTCATTTCCCACAAGGGTAAGCTGCTTCGTGTCTTCCATTGTCTGTTCCTCCTGTTATGCTGCCGCCGTCTTGGCGTGGTTCGGATTTACGGTCTTCTGTTTGTGGTCCAGCCATGGCTTGACGACTTGGCAAAGCCATGCCTGTTCAAATGCTTCCACTTCCGGGGTTCTTGCGCAGTTGTGCCGGCCACGATTCTGCAAGACTTTGCCCGTGGCCGTGTCAAGCTGCAACGTGAAATAGGATTCTTTGGGGCTTTCGGTGCGTCGGATAAAGAAAATACTCTCGCCGTTGCAGTGCGCCTTGCCATAGCCGCCGACGCAATGGCCCAGCGCCTTGCCTTCAAGGATCAGCTGTTCTTCGGATTCCGCCGGGGTGATAATAAGCCCCATGTATTCCCAGCGCAGTGCTTGCAGGCGCTTTGCCATTTTCTCGAATTTGCCGCGCAGGGCTGCGTCTTCCTTGTAACGGATTGCAGCCGTTGCCCTGGCCTGGGCTTCGGTTACGCTGTGCGGGAAGGCCACAACTTCGCTTTTAAGGTCAAGGCCTGCGCGTTCTGCGTCTTTCCAGTAGTCCACGCAAAAGCCCACCGTGCCGCCTATGCTGTGAATTTTGCGGACGCTCTCTTGTTGCTTCCGTATGTAGTTCCATACGCGCACCAGGCCGAAGCGCTGCACAGTCCAAAGGTTCTTGTACTTGTCCGCAAAAGCCACCCCTTCGCCGCCCAGCGTGTTGGCGTACTCCCTGGGCGCCCCGTTGCGCAGGCAGACGGCAACGGCGTGTTGCTGCACCCCAATGTCTCGCGCTCTGCGGCCTTGGGCTTTGCTGGCGGCCTTGTATTCCGGCTTGCTCATGTACAAGGCTTCGTGCGGCTTCTTCGCCTTCCAGTTTACCCAGTCCAGGCCGGTGACGGTCAAGCCGCCGTTTTGGCTGGCGGTCAAGCCCACCAGTGCCGCGCACAGCGCCGGACTGTTGCGGGCAATGTTTTCAATTTCCGGGTGCCGCATATATATCCGGGCATAGTGCAGCAGGTCAATGCCCTGCGCCTGTTCTTCCAGCAGTTCCAGCTTCGCGTTTTCCAGCTGTGTGCCTTCGTATACGTCGGCAGGGTGCGGAAGGATTGCTGAAAAATTGCCGTCGGCAACCTGGAAGCGGGCCATTTCGTACCAGCAGCCCGTATAATACATGGTTGACATACTGGAATAGCCGCTGCGGTCCATTGCTGTGAATCGGTGCCAATGCCCGCCGGGGTCGATAACATAGGCGTTGCGCTGTTCCACGATTGTGCTTTCCCAATCGTACCCGGTTTCGTGAATTACGGCCCAGCAGATAAACATAACACAGCCGCCCGCTTTGCGGATTTCCCATGGGTATGCCTTCTTTACGATGGGCCAGCGGTCAAGGCGCTTTTCGTGTGCCACCAGCGCCGCCGTGCCGCAGTTCGGGCAGTGTATTGTTTCGCCGTTGCGTCTCGGCCCTTCTTCGGTGTCAAAGTACGGATATGCGCCGCCCTCGCCCGGCAATGCTATTGTTGTGTGCCACGATTCCCCGCAGGCCGTGCAGTTGCAGGCTGCATATTTTTCCCGTATGCCCGTTAGGGGGTCGGCCAGCTTTGTGGTTTTGTACCGAATCAGCTCTTGCAGGTGTACTTTCCCGTTGCGTTTCATCCACGCCCACAGCGCTTCCGGGGCCATTCCCGGCGTTTTCGGCAATGCTGCCAGTATGTCCATATTCGCGCCCCCTTACAGAAAATCTTCAAGGCGGATTGCCTTGCGGCGGTGTTCCGCCGGGGCCGCCTGTGTTTTGGCGGTGACAATTTCCAGTTTCGGGATTCCGTAAAATTCCCGGATAATGCGGTCAGCGTCCGCAGGGCCGCAGAAGCCTATATTTCCCTTGCGGTTCTTGCTGGCAAAGTCCGCGATTTTCTTTTCGCAGTCTGCAATCCCCATGCCCGTGGTTCCCAGGTCTTCGGCAACGATCTGCGCGGCGGCAGGCTGGCCGTTCAAAATTTCGGCAAGCTGCTGGCCTACGCACCAGGCGGGCGTTCCTGCTCCCGCTTTCTTCTGCTGTGCTTCGATAAGGCTTAAAGCCTTCTGTAAATCATTCATTGCATTTCCTTCCTTCGTGTTTTATGTACTCGGTGAATATCCAGCCATTTGGCCGGGCGTACTTCTCGATAAAAAGGCGGCGGCGGTACACATAGGACCCCTGCAAGGCGCGGATTGCTTCGTGCTTTACCTCGACAACCTCCACAGTGCCGTTTGTGTATTCGATTACAAAATCCGGCGTGTAGTGTGCAGCGGGCAGGCGCAGGCCGCAATAATCGCTTTTCGGCAGAAGTTCAAATTTCTTGTGCCGTTCTACGTTCGCCACGGTTCCGGCCAGTTCTTTGGGCCATATATATGCCCGGTAGTATTCTTCTTCCAGTGCGCTGCCGCGATCAGACCCGCCGGGCCGAAGCGCCGGGCCGTCCCTGGCCTTCTGCTGTCTGTCCTTGGCAGCTGCCGCCCTGCGCCTGCGTTCCAATTCTTCGCGCACCTGCTTTTGTGCAGCAGGCCCCAGGCGTTCAATGTCGATTCCCACGGCACGGCCCCCTTCGTCGAAGTTTTAGGCTTATGTGCCAGCCCATGAATTCGTTATAGCTTGCGCTGGCTTCGTTTAAGTCCCAGCCGGGGTATTTTTTCGCCCAGAATTCCGGGTCGTACAGCCGCCCGTCGGTGCAGATTTTTTGCACTTGGCGGCGCGTCCATTTCCCGTCCGCCGGGGGCGGTGTTATCGGGTTTTTGATTCCTCGGCTTCGGAAATATCGGTGCTTTCGCTTCGGGTATTTCAGCATATAGTTTGCCAGGGCTTCCAGGCTGTTCTTGTCCATTTGCAGGCGGTCAGTATTCACACGGCCCAGGCGCACGCCCTTGCGGTGCCAGCAGCTTTCTATTTCGTCGCGGCTCAACTCGCACCGCAAAATTGTGTGGAAGTGCGGGGCAACGGCTTTTTGCCCGGTGTCTGGGTTTTCCTCTGCCCACTCCATCACGGCCAGGCATTCCGGCTTCGGCAACCCCCGCGCCCTGCATTTCTCTTTTATGTGGCGGTAGAAGTTCCTAAAATCTGCCCACGCCTGTTCTTCGGTTTCCGGGCGATATTCCGGTGCATAGGTTTGCGTTGTGTGGGTGTCTTCCTCGGTGAAGTTGGTATTTACCAGCTGGCGGAACAGCCGCCGGGCGTTTTTGGCGTTTTGGTTTTGCTGCGCCTTCGATGATCTGCGCAGGTCGGCAGCCCGCGCCAGTTCCTGGTCCAGCGTTCGGCTTTGCTCTGTTCCGTTCATGGGGTAGATTTCGACTTCCTGGTAGTTCGCGGCGCTTTTACTTGTGCCGCACAGGAAGCGGCGCTCACGTTGAAAAGATTTTGTGCCCATACTCTGCCTTTCTGCATTTCCCGGAAGGTTCTGCTTTCGGTAGGTGGATAGAATTTTCTTCTTTCTGGGTAGACAAGCGAAAAGGGAACGCTTGCAAGGGACAACGCCTGGCGGCCTGTCTTAGTCTCTGCTTTCCGTGGTCTTGCTTGGCCGCCCTCTGTTTTCCCCTGCACCCCTTTCCCCGGCAGGAAATAACCGTCGCTATTTTACTACCCCATACAAGCCCTTCATGGCGGCTCTGGCCGCCCGCGAAGGTTTGACAACGTGCCGCAATTCCTTTATAATAAAGGTGTTATATTTTTACCTCGGCACGTTGTAGGCCGCCCCTCTCCACAGGGGCGGCTTTCTTTATTGCCTTTTGCAGTCAAGTGCAAAGGGCGCTTTTTGTTTCCTCAAGCCATGCCAGCCCCTTTTCGTAGTAGCTGGCGCTTTGTTCAATAAGGATATACCGCCGCCCGGCTTTAAGGGCTGCCACGCCGGTGCTGCCGCTGCCTGCGAAAAAATCGCAGACAACCGCGCCCGGTTTGGTGTGTGTTCGTATTGCGCGTTCCAGCAGGTCAACGGGCTTTTGCGTCGGGTGGATTGAATGCCCCCCCGTCGGTTCATTCGACAGCCAAACGTTGCAGTGGTTCGCGTCAAGATTGTGGACAAAGCGGGCATTGTCTGCCGCCTGTATCTGTTCGCCGTACTGCTGCACAAGCCTGGCCTGTTCTTCCAGCAGGCCGTCGAAGTCTCGGTATCCTTCCCAGCTGTCCAGTTCAAACTTCGCCACAATGTCCAGGTAGGTTTCCCGCGTTGGCAAAAGCCATTGACTACTTCCCCAACGGAAACAGTGGTCTGCTGCTTGTCCGCAAGCGTCGATTATCTGCTTTTTGGTTTTGCCGGTGTACTTCTGCGCGGCGCGGAAATATTCACGCAGCGGGCCGAAGTTGTTCATGTCCAGCTTTGCCAGCGCCAGCCCCGACTTGTTCCAGGCTGTGCCCGGTTCGCCCTTTACCAGTACAATGCAAAATTCTGTAATGTTAAACCAGCTTCGCAAAGTGTTCCCGGTTCCGGGGTTCGCCCATAGCTTCTTCCGAAAATTCGGCTTCACCCATACGGCCCAGGAATTGAAAACAAACTGTGTCCAGTTTTCCAACCAGCACAGCAGGCGGGCCACTTGTTGCAGGTCATTGTGCCAAAAGGCCAGTGTTCCGTTCGGCTTCAGAATTCGTTCTGCTTCCCAAAAGGCGCGGGCCATAAAGTCGTTATATTCCTGCTGGTTCTCGAAGGTGTCCCACTCTGCTTTCTTGATGAAATAGGGCGGGTCAATAAAAACCATGTCCACGGTTTCGGTTTGCACCCCTTCCAGCAGCTTGAAGCTGTCACCCTGCAGAAAACTGTCGGGCCGTATCGCGCCGAAGTCGTACAGGTAGAAGGGAAGCGCTGCGGGGGCTTTCAAAGTTTCACCCCCTGGGCCGCCGCGATTTCTGCCAAACCGTCGGCGTTTATGCTGTCAAGCCAGCGCCAGCTTTGCGGCGGGTAGTCCAGGTGCAGGGCTTCCAGCGGCACAGGCTCCGGCAGCCGCCGGGGGTTCCGCACTTTCAAGCCGTACAGCCAGCCGCCGTCGCGGTATTCTTCCAGCTGTTCGACGGACAGGCCGGACAGCTTCGCCATCGTTTCGTCGGCTGGATCTGCGGTTCCGATGTAGCCGGGGCAGTCGAAGAAGCCGACAACAGCTCCCGCGCCGCCGTGGGCTTTGGTCTCATACATGACAACGCGCAGGGGATATTCTGCGCGTTTTTCTGTGTTGGGGTTGTAACTGGGCGCACATTTCCGAATTTCCAGCTTCTTTTCGCCGGACAGGATTGCCGCCGCCCAGTTCTTGCGGATACTCAATAAAATACAGTTATCCATTGCGCACCCCATCACGATTCCCACCAGTATGTTGCCGTCATATCGGCCAGGTGCAGGAACAGGGCCAGTGCGTAACGTTCAAACGCCCTGCCCATTTCGTTGTAGCAGTCATGGTCGCGGTATGCGCCCATGTGCCAGCGTATTGCTGCCGCTTCCTGGTCTGTCAGTTCCATGCCCAGACGTTGAAGCAGGAACAGGCTTTTTTCTCCGTGGCCCAGCGGCAGGCCGCTGTCGTCGTACTCATAGGCGGGCGCGTCCTGCCACTTGCCGTCGGGGCCGCGCTGGCGCTTTGTGGTTTGCCGGTATGTGCCCACCTTGCAAATGTCGTGCAGCAGGGCGCAGGTTACGGCGCTGGCGTTCATGTTTTCGTCTTCAAGCTGGTGCTGTGCCATTATGCCCAGCACTTCGGTTGCAACGTTGACGCTATGGTAGCACAGCCCGCCGGGGAAGGCTCCGTGGTATTTCGTGGACGCGGGCGACGTGAAAAAGCCGGCTTCTTCCAGGTAGCGCAGCACGGCCCTGTCGCCCTTGCGGCCTTTAACGTATTCATTCCACAGGGCCATAAAGGCTTCCCGGTTCTTTTCCATTGCGGCAGCTTCCTGTTCCGCAAAGCTGGTGCTTGTTCCCGTGTTCATGCTGCTACGCTCCCTTCTTGGCGGCGGCTTCACGTTTCAGCCGTCTGGTTTCGTTCTGTAAACGCTGGATTTTCGATGCCATGCGCTCATATTGCTGGCCGTGCTTGCAGGCCCCGCAGGTGCCACGGTTCGGGCAGGCAGGCAATGGGCAGTGCCGACTTATTTTCATAAAAAATAACTCCCTTCCCGGCTTAAAGGCTGTGCTGGTGTTCGTGCTTTTCGCTGCGTGTCACAATCACCGTGCCGTCTTTAACCTTAAATTTCGCCGTCACGTTTTCGGCCAGCTTAATGGCCGTGCCGCCTTTTATGTAGTCCTTGCGGACCATATCGGCAGTAGCTTCCAGCAGGCGCAGGGTGTCCGGCTCAAATTCAGCGAACAGCCCCGCAATGATTTCCCGTTCTTCCCGCTGGCGGCGGCAGGCTTTGCCGATTTCGCAGTCGCATTTGTCGGTTGCGTACCGGTCCGCTTCTTCCTGCGTCGGTGCCGCGAAGGGCAAAACGCGAAGCTGGCCGCAGAAGCAGCAGCTTCCTGTTTTGTAGGTCGGCGGCTCCCAGTAGGGGGCAGGCGCGGCCAGCTGGCGGCAGTACCGCATAATTGTGGCCGCCAGGTGGAATTCCGCCCATTCCTTTTCTTCGTTCTTGCGTTTTGCGTACAGGTCAAAGGCGCGGGCATACAGTTCCGGGGCGTATAGTTCCGGGTGGTATGCGCTGCAGGCGGATTCCGTACAGCGGGCCGTATAAGCGGTATGCCCGCAGCGTCCCGCCTTCATCTTCCCGGCCACGCAGGGGCTGTCCATGCGCAGGGCCGGGCGCTGCTGCTGCCACGCTTTTGCGCCTGCGCAGTCACACGCGCCGAGCGCCCATTCCATTGCTTCCTTTTCGCTGGTGAATCCGTTGTCCGGGCTTTCCACTTCCTTGCCGCAGCAGGGGCAGGGGACGAAGAAGCCGTCGGCAAAGTGTACCGCGTAGTCGGCGGCGGTTTCCGCCGGGGTGCGTTCGTTCTCGTTCATAGTCGGCCTTCTCTCTTGTATTTATCTGCCACAAAGCCAAGGGCCTTGTTTGACAGTAGCGAAAGTTCAAATTCTGCCCGGTCAATGTCGCCGGGCAGAAACAAGCGCCCGCGCGATTGCAACCAACTGTTGTAAAAGGGGCGTATTGCCGGGTGGTTGATGTTGATAAAATACCAAGGTATATCTGTGCTGCGCTTGTCGGCGGCGGCGCGGCTTCGATCTTCCAGCACCAGAGGGGCAAGCCGCTTTATAAGGCCGGTGCGTTCATCTGCCATAGCCGTGCCGCCTTCCGTGCATTTTCCTGCGCAGGAAAGCCGCAGCGCAGCGGGTGCAGCGCTTGTCGTCCGCGCTGGCGGGGTAATTGCAGTTAAATGCAAGGCCCAACTGCTGCGCCAGGTAGTCGGGGCAGGCCCACATGCCAAACGAAGCCGCCGCTGCCTGTTCGTCCAGGTTGCGAATGCCCCGCAGCGCGTTGTCCGCGCAGCCCACGACAGCCACCCGCGTTTCCAGGTCAAGGCTTTGCAAATATTCCAGTACGGTCATTTTCGGGCCTTCTTCCTGTTTTCGCGCAGCTGCTTGTTGTGCCTTGCCTTCATTTCCTTAACGTCCCGTGCCGTCACGCCCGTGGGCCATTCTTCCGGCGGCATATTCCAGATATACCGGCGCTTGATGGGCGGCTGGCGGTCAAGCGGTATCGGCTCAATGAAGGCTTCCCGGCTCAATCCGGCTTGCAGCGCTTCCTTTTCGGTGGTTCTCATTGTTCCGTCCCTTCCATGTATGCAGCCGTTACCGCGTCAAGCTGGCGCTGTAAGTCTTCGGCTTCGGTCTGGTATTCGTCGGCGCGTTGGTTGGCTCCGTCAAGTTGGCATTGCAGGCGGTCAGCTTCGGCGCGGTAGTCCTGTGCGCGCTGTTCGGCGGCCTGGGCCGTCTGCCGGGCGCTGGTCTTTAATAGGTCGTAGGTTTTACGGGTTCGCAGGCCGTCCCATGCGTACCACGCCAGCGCGGCAAACATGGCGGCCAGACAGGCCGCGCAGGCGCGGCGCAGGATCCTGTTTTCTCTTGCAAGCCGCCGGGCGGTCCGGTTCGGCTCGGCCATGGGTTCCGCCGGGGCGGGCAGTTCAAAGTGCAGGCAGATTGTTTCCATTTTCTTTCTCTCCCTTCTTGCGGCTTACAGCTGTATGCCTGCCACCAGCCCGGCCAGCAGGCAGAGGGCGGCGGCCACAGTCCGCAGCACCCACAGCAGGCAGAAATAAAACAGCACGTCAATGGCTACCACAGCCAGGATAATAAGCAGCGCTTTATATGGCCTTTTCATTTTTTACTCCCTTTGCAGCTTACAGCGAATTTTTGAATTCGCGGTATTTTCTCGTGTACTCGTATGCGGGCTTAAAGATGTTCTCAACGGCAACTGCGAGGTGTGGTTCGTATTTGTGAAGCATTTCAAGTTCTTTTTCAAAATGCCCTGCGAACGGGCACCCTGCGCAGCCTGTGCGCGTGCAGCCGTAAACCGTGTAAGCGTCACTGTGAACAATGCCGTAGGCAACCTCAAATGCTTTCTTGTCACTATCTCTCCACCAAAACAATGGATAATGTCGTTTCCCGTGCGCACCGTCTGCCATACAGCTTTTAATCGCTGTCGAACGCGGGCCGCCTTCTGAACGCCGCACGCCCGTAAACTGTATGTCTGCCGAATACTTTCGTCCGGCCATGTAAGCGGCTTTTTTCTTGGCTTCATCGCAGCACCGTTTTGATATTAGGAAATTCGGCGGATTCTTTACCATGAATTCCTTCATTCCTCGCGCGGATCCTATTTCTGTTTGAAGCGGCCTGTGTGGGCCGTCCTTGTAATTGTTGCACCACCAGCGAAGCGCCGCCCGGCAATTCGGGTATTTCTTTAGCAAAACGTCGAACGGCTCGTCTTCCCATTCAAAGCCGTGGCGTTGAAGTCTGTAAATGGATTCCGAAAAATTTTTAGAGTAGAACGGGTAGCCTACACTTTTTACGGCACCCGCAACCGGCATTGCGCCCTTTTCGCGCTTGATTTCGATTTTGTATTTTTCTTGCAGATAGGCAAGGTGTCGCTTTGTTGCGGCCATTTCTATGCCGGTATCAAACCAAACGTATGTAATGCGCTGTCTTTCTGTCTTTAGGTGTTCTACAACGTTTACCATGTCGTCGCTGTCGGCACCGCCGGACACGGACACAAGCACATTTTGATATTGTTCTAACACGCTTCTTGTTTTGGTAAGACTGTCGTATAAAACAAGTGTCGGCGCAGCTTGGATATATTCGTCCGCTGTCATTGTGTGAAAGTTTCGCCTTTCTGTTTACAGGTCGGTAATGGTGTAGGAAACGCTTGTTTCCGGGGGCAGGATGTTGCCGTCGCCGTCGGTGCTGTAGTCGATGTCGGTATTTGTGCCGTCGGCGTAGGTCTTGGCGTAGTCGGCCAGGTATTCCACGTCCTCGACTTTGTACGCGCCCAGTTCAGCGTTGAAGGGAAGCGTGCCCACATCGAAAAACTCATATTCCCAGGAAGCGCCCGTGCAGTCGTCTGTCATAGTGATTTCCAGCAGTTTGTTGTTATCGTCGTAAAACTTTGTCATGATGGTTTCTCCCTTCGTTTTTCTGCCGCCTTATGCCGCAGCCCTCTTGCGTTCGCGTTCTATCAGCGCGGCAATGCGCTGCCCGGTTTCGGTTTTCAGCCAGGCCGCAGTTTCTTCCGGCGTGGCCCACAACTGGCCGCGACAGATTGCCGCGACAAGCGGGTCGGCCTGTTCTTTGTTCAGCGTTCGCATACTTTCAACCTCACGCGCTTTCAGTGTTGAAAAGGTCGGCAATTCCGCACCCTAACACTTCGGCCAGCTTCGGCAATTTCAGAGTGTCGGGCACCGCTTTGCCGCTTTCCCACTGTGAAACCGTGCTTTGTGTGACTCCCACAGCTTCGGCAAGTTCCGCTTGCGTCAATGCTGCTTTTTTTCGCAATTCCTTAATATCGCGCATTGCTTTTTGTCCTTTCCGTTGTATTAGCTGTGCAAATATTAGCTTACTTGATATTTTACTCAAAATATTAGCTTTGTCAATACTTAAATATCAATTTTACTAATATTTTTTGTATTGCACGTTTCTTCGTCCAGCGCTATACTATAAAATATAAGCGCTACTAATAAGAAAAGGCGGCGGAAATATGAACAGGATAAAGGAAGCACGGAAAAATGCAGGTATAAAGCAAACCGACTTGTGCGCCCGGCTTGGCATTTCACAGGGGGCGCTTTCCGGCTATGAAAACGGGAAGTTTGAGCCGGATTGTTCTGTTTGGCTTCGTTTGTCTCAAATTTTTAATGTTTCTGTTGACTACCTCATGGGCGGTAACTACGCACCGCCCGCCGCTTCTTCGCTCTCGCTGGAAGATGTGGCACTTTTACGCAAGTTCCACGCCCTTGACGATATGGCCCAGGCCCGCATTTTGAACAGCTTGGATTTTGAATACCAGGCTGCCACACGTCAAGAACGTGCAGAATCGTCTATTTCCCCGGCATAAAAAAATAAGCCCGCCGGACGGCGGGTAATTATACGGAGGCTTTATCATGGGTTACAAAATCAGAAAAAGCAAAACCATTGCGCCCGGGGTTCGTGTTTCAACCACTGGCAAAAGTGCAAGTGTTTCCTTCGGCGGTAAGGCCGGGCGCGTTACCGTCAACTCTGGCGGCAAGGTTACGAAAACGGCGCGCATTCCCGGTACCGGCATTTCGTACAGTTCGGCCAGTGGCGGCCACAGTCGTGGGCGCTCTGCTGTCGAAGGCGAAACGGACGAATATTCCACCTCTCCGTATTCTGATAGCGTGGACAACCTCGTGGCGGCGCTCACTGCCCAAAAGCAGCAGCGTATTGAAAATGCAACCGCAGAAGAAAAGGCACAGATGGAAGCAATGCAGGATTACATAAAGAAGCACGACCCAAAGGCCTGCAAATTACTGTTTTTCTTGTTTGTCATTGTTACTGTTATTATGTTCCTTGTTGCGCCGCCCGCTGCGCTTGTCGCTTGCGTTGGTACGATTTACGCCGCTGTTTTGTGGGCACGCTCTTCTAAACGGTGCAAGGTTATCCGTTCCGCCTTGGCCAGCTTCTACAACGGCAAGGACTTGCCCGAAAAGTGGTGATTTTATGCGGGCTTTTATTTACTGCCGATTTTCCAGCCATAAGCAGCAAGAGCTTAGCATAGAGGGGCAGCGGGATATTTGCCAGGAATACGCCGACAAGCACAATATAACCGTAGTCGGCCAGTACGCAGACCGGGCGCGCAGCGGCAAGACGGAAAACCGCGCCGACTTCCGGCGGCTTATGCGTGACGCGGCCACGGGCGTGGTTGATTGCGTTCTTGTGTGGCGGTATGACCGCTTCTTCCGCAACCGTGCCGAAAGTGCCCTGTATCGCAAGCAGCTGGAAGCCGCCGGGGTGCATTTAATCAGCGTTACCGAATACATACCGGAAGGCAGTGCCGGCATAATCACGCAAGGCATGATTGAAACCGTTGCCGAATATTTCAGCGCGAAGCTGTCCGAAGATGTCAGCCGGGGCATGAATAAAGCCGCGCAGCATTGCCAGATCGTCGGGCGCGCGCCGCTTGGCTATCGGGCAGGCCCGAACAAACGCTGGCAAATAGACCCCGTGGGGGCTGAATTGGTGCGCCGGATTTTTGAATGGTACGCCAGCGGCAAGGCCATGGGCCAGCTTGCCGCCCAGCTGAACGAAGAAGGCCACCGCACAACAAGCGGCACGCTTTACACCCGCAGCAGCTTCAATTCCATTTTGCGCAACGAAAAATATATCGGCGTGTACAGCTACGGCGGGGAAGTGCGAATAGAAGGCGGCTGCCCGCGTATTATTGAAGATGAATTATTTTTTACCGTGCAGCGGCGGCTTTCCGCGAACAGGCACCGGCCCGGCGCATACAAGGCCGAAGTGCCGTACTTGTTAAGCGGGAAGCTGTTCTGCGGCCTGTGCGGCGCGCCCATGACGGGCACGGCAGGCACCAGCCATACAGGGGCGCGGCATTATTACTACATTTGCAACAACCGCCGGGCGAAAACCTGCAAAAAGAAGAACGTGCGCCTGGATTTGATAGAGGAAGCCGTGCTGCAGTCTGCGCTTGATATTCTCACCGATGAAAATATAGCCTACATTTCCACCGAAGTGGAAAGACGGTGCGCCGAAAACAGCGACAGCGCCGCACTTCTCGCCAGCTTAAACGCCCAGCTGGAAGAAGTGCAGCGCCGACTAAAAAATATAGGCAATGCCATTGCACAGGGAATTATAACAGAAACCACGAAGGAATTACTGGAAGAAGCCGAAGCAGACCGCACGGCCCTGCGCCAGCAAATAGACCGCGCTAAGGTGCAGGCCGCGCTTGTCGTCAAGGCCGAAGCCGTGGCCTGCTGGCTTGACGGGTTCCGCCGGGGTGATAGGACGGATCCAGACTTCCGCCGCCAGGTGTTCGGTGCGCTGGTTCATTCCGTCTTTGTGTATGACGATTATCTGAAGATTATTTTTAATGTGGACAGCGCCGGGGCCGCTGTTGTTCCTTATGAAGCCGCCCAGGCCGCCACGCCTTCGGAAGCCCCGCCGGGTTCGTATTTGGACACGTTAGGGGCACCATACCAAGCAAATCCGAACGTACTTCTTTTCGAAGGTGCGTTCGGATTTGTTTTTTATTTTCCCATCATGAAAGTATAAAATGTTTATTACAGTGAGGATTAGTGTTGACAAAATTGGTAAAAATATTATAATGGTATCATATGATACCATTGTATCGGCGGTGATTATCTGATGGGTTGCAATCACGTTCAGAAGATTCTGAGTGATATGAGATATGCAATTGATAATAAGAAGTTTTATCCAATAAATAGGCGTAAAAATTTAGATACATTGGCTCATTTGGGTATTTCTTGGGATGCAGCTAAAGAAGAGATATATGATCTAAAAGAGGAGGATTATAAAAGCGGCCCTAGTGTTGACCGTGATGACCCCTCATCAGATCATTTTTGGGTTTTTAAGAAAAATGTAGACGGAAATTCTATCTATATAAAATTTAAAGTCTTATACCAAAAGGATGGAGGTGTTCGGGTTGTCAGCTTTCATATAGATGAATACTAACAATAAGCGTTAAAAAGGAGCTATTTATATGTATTGTCCCAATTGTAATTCTGAAGTTTTAACGGAGGTTAAAACTGTTTCGGAAACATATCCTGTAAAAGGGGAGGAGATCACGGTTACAGCTAAGGTAAGATGCTGCAAGAACTGTGGCCAAAGTATTTGGGACGAAGAACTTGATGGACAAAATTTGCTTGATGCATTTGCAATATATCGCCAACGGCATGGGCTATTGCAGCCAGAAGAGATACGCAGAATCCGTGAAAAATATGGTTTGTCGCAGGTTGCTTTTGCTAAAGTTCTGGGACTTGGGAATAAAACAGTTGCCCGTTATGAGAATGGAAGTATTGCGGATATGGCGCAAAATAATCTTATTGAATTAATGAAACAACCCAGCAATTTCAGAGAACTTTTACAAAAGAATCAGGATAAGATATCGAAACAAGATTATGAAAATGCCATGAATAATTTGGAAACTCTTCGAGTCAAGGTTACCTTTTCGTATACAACGGACAGCAATATGGTTTACAACCTTAGGCCAAATTCGCCTAATAGGCCTGAATTTTGGGGGGATCGATACTATGCCTAAAGCAAGTGTTTTACAGTTTGACAATTATACTGTTGAAGAATTGCTGTTCAAAAAGGAGCCGGTTAAAGCTGATCAAAATGAGTTTCAATTACAACCTCATTTTGAACAGGAAATCGTAAATCTTGGTGATGATAAATATGATGTTCATTTATCGTTTGATATAACACCTACAGAAGATCATCCGATGCCGTTTCATATTCATGTTGCTATTGTGGGACATTTCACTTATTTTGATCAGGATGAAACAATCGATGCGAATCTAAAAGATCATATACTTCAAACAAACACCATTTCTATTTTATTTCCTTTTCTTCGTCAAATTGTTGCTACTCTTACGAATAATGCTAATGTGGCAACCTTGATGCTTCCTATTATGAATTTTAATGATGGTGGGATGAAAAAGAAAACGGAATGATAATCCAGAGATAATTCGTGAAGAAAGAGTAAGGAAAATATAAATGTGAAAAGATGATTTTTATGCCTAATGGCGAAATCTGTTTGTGCAGGGAATGCCAAGGATAAGTCTAAAAAGAGCCTTGAGGTTAAGAAATTCTCTTAACTTCAAGGCTCTTTTTTAGAACCGCGAAAATAGAATTATTTAGAAAAGTCTAGAAGTGAAATTTTATTTAGACGGTAAAGTAGAGGATCCTTCTCCATTTTATAGAGAGGAATATTAAAATTTTGGCAATATTGCTTAAGTGTAGATGTCAGTTCATCACTGGCGCAGCAACCTAAAAAAATGGCAGAGGGGGAGATTGCGTCAAGCAACGCGCCTTTATTTTCGTCATCCCACCTTGAACCGCATACAGCTTCATCCCGAATAATGCGCCATTCCTTTTCATAAGACCATTCAGGAGACTTGCTGGTAAGGCTTTGAATAAATAGACTCATTGTTTCTTTATTAAGTGCGTCTTGATCCAGTGAAATTGACCGCAGGCATACCCGTTCCTGTGTATAAAGAACAGGTATTGCAGAAAATTGAAGTTTTTGATTTAGGGCCAAAAGGTTATATGAAACACAAAAGCCGCGATGGTTATTTGCATAATGTGACCACATAAGTAAAGAATCCGGTACTTCGCTTAGACAAGTAATCCCCATGGAGCTTTTTTGATCCGCAAAGGTATTCTCTAAAAGCGTAATTTGTTTATGTAGATTGCTTTTGAGCTGAATCCATGCAGGACTACCTTTGCGAATCGTTTTGCCACCGGAAATAGCAGGTAATAGGTTATTAAAAATGGCTTGTTCGTCGATTGCAATATCACAGTCGAATGCGTCATTAAAATTGCGGGGAGCGGAATACCACATCTTGTTCGACATTACGGAATTCAGATTGAGTGGTTGATCCCTATAGTATTTGTATAAAAATGCTGGAGCGCAACATTGATAATAGTACCCAACCTGTTCCAGGGCATGGTTCTGCGTTTGCCCTGATTCGGTGAGGGCGGTAATTATTTCAGATTGCAAAGATTGTTTCCAGGAGTCATCAGTAATGCATTCTTGTAACTCAGCCATTTTTACCTCCAGCTCTCATGCTTACAAAAATATAAATAAAAATCAATTTGATTCTATAGATTATCACGGATAATCTTCTCGAACTCCTCCCAGCTGATTTCCCCCAACTGATACTTACTCAGCGCTATCTGGGCCTGCTTGCGCCAGGCGTCATAGTCATCCCGCATTTTCTGGTTGCCGGGGGCACGGGAGCAGCGCATCTGGTAGCGGTTACGCATCTTGTTGTAGAGCTCCTTGGCTTTGTTGGCCTTCAGCTCCTCAGCATAGGCCAGCTTGGCGGCAATGTCCTTGCAGGTGGCGCCGGTTTCCGGGTCCAGCATTCGCTCACAATACTTGGCGCGGCTGGAGAAAGGAACAAACAGCCGGTGGCAGCTCTCACAGACAGCGACCGGAAGGTCCTGGGCGCACATCTGTACGAATTCCAAAAAGAGTAACGCGGGCAGCGTATCGCTCGCGTAGAACGTGGCGGCAGAAATGCCGCCTTTTTTGTTGTCTGTGGGCCGTTTGTACCGGGTCTGGATATGGATGTCGTCCTCCAGCTTGTGGTATTTTTGGTAGGTCGAATCGCCATTTTCCGCCAGTTCCACCAGCAGCTCCGAAGGGTGCTGGCCATGCTCTGTTCTGGGGCGGCCATCCTCGTCCACCAGTGTAGCCTCGATCAGCTGGCGCAGATCCGTTTTGCCGTCCACCAACTGTTGCAGCAAGGTCACAAAGGATTCTAATACCGACAGCGCCGTCCGGCACAGGGAGGTGTCCCCGGTATCACGCTGGATAAATACCTTCATCTGGTCGGTGTACTCCGGAAAGTTCCGGCAGAACCCTTCCATGATGTCACTGGTTAAGGTCAATTCACCGAGGTGGGACATTCTGGCGCGCAATTCATCAAATGTATACGAACTGTCATTTTTTTCAGTCTGTATAAATTGCCACAGGCTCTGTTGGGTCGCTTTCAGTTCCCGCTCATTGCGACGGAAGGTAGCCAGCGTATAGCCCTCCACAAGATCAAACAGAGCAGGGGAAGCCTGCCGCACAGCGGTGGCAAAGTCATGGTAAAAGGAAGCCACCTGGTAATATACACAGGTGTCAGGCGTTGCCAGGCTCTGCTGCATCGTCTGATTTTCCGGGAAGTTTACGCCCCGGAATTTTTCCAGCAATGTGCGGCCCCGTTCCAGATAGGGGGCGGCATCCAGGTCCAGGACACCGAACATCAGGGAGCCCAGCGGATATGTATGCTGGGGCGTGTCGTAACCCTGGATATATTCGGTGCGGCCTTCAAAGAAAAGGTACGTCTGGTAGTTCAAAATTTGTCACCATCCTGTGTTGGAGCATAGTTGGCGGAAAAAGGTTCTGTGTTTTTCGGTGTTTCAGAAACAGCCGAGAAAAGTGTGTGAATCATCCAACATGAAAACAGTCTAACACATCTTGAAGCGGACTGCAAGGCGTTGTATGCTGTATGTGTCGGAAAAATCTATAATGGAATAATCAAACATCTTTTAAGGACAAAACCAACCGGAAAAGAGGGATGCCAGAAGCCAAAGTCCGTCACCAACCCATAACCCAAGGAGGTGCCATCTGAACCATGAACTCGTTCCCGCAGAGGAAAACCTGAACCGTATCGATGGGTTCCTGATGATCCCGTCCAGCCTTCTGTCGGAAGAACCTTACCGGGAACTTCCCGGCGAAAGCAAGCTGCTGTACGGCCATTTGTTGGGGCTGCTGCGGTTGTCGGCCCAGGATACCACCGGGCACTGGAAAGCCAACGGCAGGCCCTGTGTGAGCCTTTCACGGGCCAGTGCCGGACGGCTTCTGCACTGCCAGCGGGAGAAGGCTGCCGGATTGTTTGCCGCTCTGGAACGCTGTGGTTTGCTGGAGCCGGTGCCGGGACAGCCAAACGGAAAGGCCCGGCGGTATTACCTCAACCTGCCCCGGCCCAAGGAACCTAACGAGCTGTAACCACCCGTCGGAATTTCCGCTCCGACCTGTCAGAAAAATGGACAGGCAGCTGACGGATTTGCCGACACCGACCCGTCGGAAAAACCGACACGATAAAGATAGAAGGATATATCTAACTAAAAGAGAGATAGAGAAAGAATTCCACACCCCGCGTTTTGCAAAAGGTGAGCAAAGGCTATGGTGAGTGGCTTCCAGAGGTAACCACAGACGTAGTAACCGCTACGACGGCGGCTCAACCGGGAAAAAATGGCACACCGATTTTGGTTGGCAGCCGTATCCCAATCCCTCCCGCCGCAGCGGGCCCACTGGCACTTTGCCGGCAGCGCCGGAAAGTGTCATAGTGGGTCAGATGCTTTCCAAAGCATCTGCGTACCCCATCCGCAGCAGAACCGTACCCAAGAAAGGAGTCGCCTATCAGCAAAATCCATCGGACCGTGGTGCGCAATGAGCGCTACCGTAAAAATGCCATCTCGGTGCGGGAGCGGCACAACGAACGCAAGAACGAAGTGTACTCCAACCCGGATGTGCTGCTGGCATACAGCCGCAACAATGTGACCTTCAAAACCTGCGAGGCAGCTACTTATGCCCAGCAATTTGACCGGATGGTGGAAGAAGGTGTCGTTTCCACCCGAGGTCTGAAACCGGATGCCTACGTCTTTGATGAGCTGGTGTTTGATGTGAACACCGACTATTTCGAGACCCACGGCGGCTATGAGTACGCCAAGCAATTCTACGCCGAGGTGTACGAGCTGGCCAAGGGGATCGCAGGCGGGGAACAGTACATCATCTCGGCAGTCATGCACGCCGACGAGCGCAACCGGGAAGCCAGTGACCGGCTGAGAAGGGATGTGTTCCACTATCACCTCCATGTTGTCTACCTGCCGGTGGTGGAAAAGCAGATCCGCTGGTCCAAACGGTGCAAGGACCCGGCGCTGCGGGGTACCGTGCGGGAGACGATCATGCAGGTGAGCCACAGCAAAAAGTGGCCGATGGTCCCCATGACCGACGAACAGGGACAGCCTGTGCTGAAAAAGAACGGCAAGCCCCGGTTGGTAAGTTCTTACAGCCTGCTGCAGACGCAATTCTTCGAGCATATGCGGCAGGCGGGGTTTACCGACTTTGAGCGTGGTGTACAGGGCAGCGATGTCGAACACCTGAACGTACTGGAATATAAGGTCCAGAAGGACCGCCAGACAGTGGCAGAACTGTTTGACCAGACCAAACATCTGCAAGGCCAGCGGAAGGAGCTTATCTCCCAGGTGAAGAACATTTCCGGGTCGATCCGCGATGTGGCGGACATCGAGCAGCGGGCCAAAACCAAAGGCGTGCTGGAAAAGCGGGTTGAACTACCGGTGCAAGATTTTCAGACGCTGTGTGAGATGGCAAAAGCCAGCGGCAAACTGCAGGCAGAAAACCGCAGTCTGCAGATGCAGCTACAGCAAAGCACGATGAGGGAACAGGAAGTGCGTCAGCGCCTCCACCGCTGCGAGGAACAGCTGGATGCGGTGCTCAACGAGACACGGCCTTACCGGGAAGCTATGCGGGTGGCACCAGAGCAGGTGCAGGCGTTTGTGCTGGGCATCTGCCGCCGCCAACAGGAAGAAAAGCGGCTGAACCGTCAGCAGCGCCGCCAGAGGGCCAAGGGGCAGGATCGATGACAGAACACATCATAAGGCAGCAGGGGGCAGCCCTGCAGAAAGGAGCCGCTACGGAAGATCGGCAGGAGAAAAAAATAGCACAGGCAGCGGTGTCCGCCAAGCACCGGGAGGACGGTGTGCCCCAGCAGGAGCTGGAACGGTTTGCCCGGTTCCTGCTGCCAAAGATCCAGGCGTTTTACCAGTCGGAAGAGGGACAACGGCTGTTTGATGAGTGGAAAAACAGGAAAAACGCGGAAGAAAAAATGAGAAAGAGCAAGGAATCATAAAAATTTCCTGAAAGTTGGCGTGGTGCCGGAAACGAAAAAGCTAAAGAAAGGGTGAAGTTTGTGGGTCACAAGAGCCATCTGGCTCTTGTGGCATTTTTCTTGGAGATGCTTCTTTTGCCCCAAATACCTTGCATTGCAAAAATTTCCATTCCCAAATCGTTTTCTAAATAAATGGGCTTATATGAATGAAAGGGAGACGAAGAGCATGGAAGGATACGGAGAAGCGGTTTTTGCGACGGAATATCTTTGCAAGGAATACCGACATACGGTGGCGTTGCGGGATGTGAGCATCACAATCCCGCGCGGGCAGATCTACGGTCTGATCGGAGAAAACGGCGCGGGGAAAACCACCCTGCTGCGAATTTTATGCGGTCTGACTCGCCCCACACGGGGCAGACTGCTACTATTTGGTGCGGCAGACGCTGCCCGACAGTCAGAAATGCGGCGTCGGATGGGGTGCCTTGTGGACGGCCCTGCCTTGTACGCGGATCTGACCGCATGGCAAAACCTGAAAGTGCAGTGCCTGCAGCAAGGGTTAAATGAGGCGGATATTGCTCCCACCCTGCAACTGGTGGGTCTGAAAGACACTGGCAGCAAACCTGCCGGAAAATTCTCGCTGGGGATGCGCCAACGGCTGGGGCTGGCGGTTGCTCTCTTGGGGAAACCGGAATTTCTGGTACTGGACGAACCGCTCAATGGACTGGACCCGATGGGGATACAGGAACTGCGACATCTTCTGGAAAAACTGAACCGGGAACAGGGGATGACGATTCTGCTGTCCAGTCATATCCTCAGCGAGTTGCACCAGCTTGCGACAAGCTACGGTATTTTACATAATGGGCAGCTGCTGGAACAACTGACGGCAGAAGAACTGGACGCCCGCTGCAGCAAGTATCTGTTAGTCCGTACGGACAATGACCGACGGGCGGTAGACATCCTCCGCAAGATGTTTCCGGAAGCTATCTGTCAGGCAACAGTGGAGGGGCTGCGCTTGTCCCCGGTAGGAAACGAGGCAGCAGCGACAGCTTCCGGTGTGCTAATGGAGAATGGCTTGCATGTGCAGGAACTGGCAGTGCGCAGCGAAGGGCTGGAGGCATATTTCACGGCCTTGGTGGGAGGTGACAGCCATGCCGATGCAGGCTAAAGCGGAAGGAGTCAAACTGTTCCATGCAAAAGCACAGCTATGGGCTTTGCTGGGGTTTGTTCTGGTGCTGCTGTGGTTTGCCAACAGTGGGACCATGTATTTTATGGTGGCGGGTGATCTTCTGAACCCGCTTGACTCCATCGGATTTTTCAAGGATGTGGCGATGGGAAGTGGGCGGTCCGGCTTGCAGCTGGTGCGCAGCTCTCAGAGCCTGACAGTGTTCAGCTGGCTGATCCCCGTCAATCTGTGTGTGGCGCAATTCGCGTCGGAGCGCCGGGCACGCACCGATGAATTGTTCGTCAGTCATGGAGGACGGTTGTCCACTCTATACAGCGCCAAATTCGGGGTGGTCTGCGGTTTCTGCCTGCTTTTGCAGCTGGCCTTTTACGGAATCTGCTTTATCATCACAGCCATCCAGATGGGAATTGCGCCCGCGCTCGGAACAGTTCTGTTGTTCTGCGCAGTATCGGTGGGAAATCTTCTGGTGCTGGGGGCTTTCCTGGCATTGGCGTCGGTCCTTACACTCTGGCTGAAAAACCATGCTGCCGCGGCACTGGTGACCAGTATTCTGCCGTTGGCAGGAGTGCTGCTTTATCAGGTACAGTATGAAGATTTTTCTACTCAGCCTTTTCTGATACAACTGGCGGCTAAGGCTATGCCCACCTATTACTGGTCCCGGCTGTGTGCTTTGAACATCACGCCGCAGTTTTGTGTCGAATTTGTAGCTTGGGTGATTGTGGCCCTTGCTGTGGCGGCAGGGCTGGGATGGATGGCACTTCACCGTCCGGATGCCGGAAAGCAGCGCAGTGCCAGAAAGGCGCACGCAGTCCTGCGGCGTAGGGAAAAATCTGCCGCTCGACAGGGAATGCACCGGGCCAGCACTTTCTCCGCAGCTTTGTATGCCCTTCGCTGCACTCGCCTGCCAGGAATGCTGGCTCTGTTCAGTCTGCTGTGCATGGCGTTTGCTCTGGGAGTCAGTGAATCCCGCATTGTGGACGCTACTTGGGCAGACGGCAGGCGGGTAGGCATTTTTCCCGGCGGTTCGTTGCCAGTGGGAAGCGCGGCGGATGCTGCTCTCGGCACGGTGCTGTCAGTGGGCATCCTTGCGTGGATTGCAGTCATTCTCGTGGTGGTGATGGCATTCCACCAGAACAAAACAGCGGGCGCTGCCCGGTTGGCGGTCGCCCATGGCGTAAGCCGGGTCCGATATATGGTTGGAAGTTTTGCGGCGGAAACGATTATGCTCCAAGGGTGGTACATGGTGTTGTATTTCCTGCTGTCGGTTGTCACGGGAGCCCTCTCCCAGCCGGGACGCACGGCGTTTTTCTGGATGCAGAGCGCCTGGATTTTGCAGGCAAGCTATGCGGTGGTTTGGCTGGTATGCCGACTTTGCAGCAGTGAATTGGCGGGGGCTACTTTCTGCTTTGTGGTGACTCTGGCTGGAGTCATTGTGAGCGTTTCTGCCCCGGATCCGGCGGCAGTTTCTCCCTTGTCCGCGCTATTGTTTTATGCAACACCTATGCCCTATTGGCTGGCTCTGGGCGGGGGGTATTCGATTCCTTGGCAGGCTGTTGGTTATGGCGCAGGTGTTACCGCCTTGTGCTTGGCGGCAGCGCTGGCTATCACGACAGTGAGAGATGTGGAGTAAAAAGTAGCTTCTGTGTATAGCGGAACAAAATACTTGCGAAAAACCTCTAATTCGATTATACTTGAATTAACGAATTTTGCAGGAGGTCTTTCCATGGATGTATCCGTAGGCACCCGCCTTCGCGTGCTGCGCAAGGACGCGGGACTGACCCAGGCCCAGCTGGCGGCGCTGGCAGGAACCAACCAGGCTGCCATCAACCGGTACGAGACTGACCGGGCGGCGGCGCCCTACCGTATCCTGGTCTGGTATGCCACTTATTTTAATGTATCGCTGGACTATATCTTCGGCCTGTGTGAGGACCCCCGCGGGCAGTATGTCTGCGTCACGCCGGAGGAGGCACAGGAAGTGGTGCAACGCAAACCGGATTGGAGCGAGTTCGTGGAAGCCTGCTTCACGCCGGGCAGCGAGCTGAACCGCCGCCTGAAACAGATGATCCTCAATATGGGAGAAGAGGAAAAGCACAAGTAAGGAGGTGCACGCCATGAATGCCGTGATCTATGCCCGTTACAGCAGCGACAACCAGCGGGAGGAATCCATCGAGGGCCAGCTGCGGGAATGCAAGGAATATGCCGACCAGAACGGCATCACCGTGGTGCGGACCTACATCGACCGGGCACTGTCCGCCAAGACCGACAGCCGCCCGCAGTTCCAGCAGATGATCCACGACAGCGCCACCCACACCTTTGAGGCGGTGCTGGTGTGGAAGCTGGACCGCTTTTCCCGCAACCGGTACGACTCGGCTCACTATAAACGCATCCTCAAAAATAACCGTGTCCATGTGGTGTCGGTGACAGAACCCATCTCCAACACGCCGGAAGGCATCATGCTGGAGAGTCTGCTGGAAGGCATGGCCGAGTACTATTCGGCGGAGCTGGCCGAGAAGGTCAGCCGCGGTCACAAGGAAAATGCCTTAAAGGCAAAGTTCAACGGCGGTCCGGTGCCGCTGGGCTATCGCATTGACAGCGAGCATCACTACCAGATCGATCCGAATACCGCGCCGGTGGTGCAGGAAGCCTTCCATCGGTACGCGGCGGGGGAGAGCATCCGCAGCATCATCGAATCGCTGAACGCACGCGGCATCCGCAACAGCCGGGGCAACCGGTTCACCAAGAACAGCTTCCAGACGCTGCTCAAGAACCGCCGGTATCTGGGCGAATACCGCTATAAGGATACCGTCATCCTGGATGCTATACCGGCCATCATCGACCCGGAGTGTTTCGATGCGGTCCAGCGCCGGTGCGAGATTCACCGTCAGGCACCGGCCCACAACAAGGCAGATGTCCACTATCTGCTTACCACCAAGCTGTTCTGCGGCAAGTGCGGTACCATGATGGCAGGGGAGAGCGGCAGAAGCCACACAGGCACGGTCCACTGTTACTATAAATGCGGCACCCGCAAACGCAGCGGCAAGGAAGCTTGCAGCCTGAAGCCAGTGCGCAAGGAGCCGCTGGAGCAGTTTGTGGTTAAGACCGCACTGGAAAAGGTGCTGAATGACCGGGTCATCGACCTGCTGGCGGACAAGCTGCTGGAATACCAGAGCAAGGAAAACACCCGTCTGCCGGTTTTGCAGGCAGAACTGAAAGAGGTGAAGCGGCGCATCGACAATCTGGTGGCGGCCATCGAGCAGGGCATCCTGACGCCTTCCACCAAGTCGCGGATGGAGGAACTGGAACAGCAGCGTGAAGCGCTGGAAACCAGTATCCTGCAGGAGCAGATCGAAACGCCGCCCATCACCAGGGAACAGATTCTGTTCTGGTTCGATCAGTTCCGCCACGGCGACCCGGCGGATATCGCCTTTCAGGAAAAGGTCATCGACTGTTTTGTTAATTCCATCTATCTGTTCGATGACCGCATCGTGGTGAATTTCAACTATCAGGAGGGCGGACGCCCGGTCTCCCTCGAAGAAGTACTTAGTTCGTTTTTGGATGGGAATGGTGCACCAAAAAAAGCCTTACGGAAACGTAAGGCTTTTTTCATAATGATTGCCGCTTTGTGTGAGTGC